TTTGTAAAGTTGTTCTTCCAAGTGTTACTACATTTCCAGTCATAGATAGATCACCCAAAATAGAAAGACGTCCATTTAATGATACATCTCCGGCAACAAATAAACGATTGCTCATTGATACATCGCTGGTAATAGCAGAAACAAATAAACGACTAATCATAGAAACATCGCTTTGCAAGATGGTTCTTCCTTGGGTAAACATATTACCATTGAATGAAACATCATTAGAAACAAACAAGCGAGAGTTCATTGAAACATCGCTTTGTAAGATGGTTCTTCCTTGGGTGAACATTGTTCCATTGAATGAAACATCACTGGAAACAAACAACCTAGAGTTCATTGATACATCACTTTGTAAAGTTGTTCTTCCAAGTGTTACTACATTTCCAGTCATAGATAGATCACCCAAAATAGAAAGACGTCCATTTAATGATACATCTCCGGCAACAAATAAACGATTGCTCATTGATACATCGCTTGTTATAGCTGAAACAAACAACCGACTAATCATAGAAACATCGCTTTGTAAGATGGTTCTTCCTTGTGTGAAAAAGTTTCCATTAACCGATACATCATTAGAAACAAACAAACGAGAGTTCATTGATACATCGCCTTGTTGGATTGATCTTCCTTGAGTGTACATTGTTCCATTGAATGAAGCATCACTGGAAACAAACAACCGAGAGTTCATTGAAACATCTCCTTGTTGGATTGATCTACCTTGAGTATACATTGTTCCATTGAATGAAGCATCACCAGATATAAACAATCGAGAGTTCATTGATACATCTCCTTGTTGGATTGATCTTCCTTGAGTATACATGGTTCCATTGAATGAAGCATCACTGGAAACAAACAATCGAGAGTTCATTGATACATCTCCTTGTTGGATTGATCTTCCTTGAGTATACATTGTTCCATTGAATGAAGCATCACCAGATATAAACAATCGAGAGTTCATTGATACATCTCCTTGTTGGATTGATCTTCCTTGAGTGTACATTGTTCCATTGAATGAAGCATCACTGGAAACAAACAAACGAGAGTTCATTGATACATCTCCTTGTTGGATTGATCTACCTTGAGTATACATTGTTCCATTGAATGAAGCATCACTGGATACAAACAAGCGAGAGTTCATGGAAACATCTCCTTGTTGGATTGATCTTCCTTGAGTATACATGGTTCCATTGAATGAAGCATCACCGGATACAAACAACCGTGAGTTCATGGAAACATCTCCTTGTTGGATTGATCTACCTTGAGTATACATGGTTCCATTGAAAGATGCATCACTAGAAACAAATAAACGGGAATTCATTGAAACATCTCCTTGTTGGATTGATCTTCCTTGAGTATGCATGTTGGCATTAAATGAAGCATCACCAGATACAAACAAACGAGAATTCATTGAAACGTCTGAAGTTACTGTTAAACGGCCATTTAATGACATATCTTCTGCAACAATTAATGTGTAATTGGATGATGTAAAATTAGTATACAATATATTTGTTGATTGATATTGAAAAACATTTAATCTTCCATTAATAGTAACATCATTTCCAACAAATAATCGAGAATTTATGGAAACATCTCCTTGCATTATAGATCTTCCTTGAGTGTACACTGTTCCATTGAATGAAGCATCACTGGAAACAAACAAACGAGAGTTCATTGATACATCTCCTTGTTGGATTGATCTACCTTGAGTGTACATGGTTCCATTGAATGAAGCATCACTGGAAACAAACAACCGAGAGTTCATTGAAACATCTCCTTGTTGGATTGATCTACCTTGAGTATACATGGTTCCATTGAATGAAGCATCACTGGAAACAAACAACCGAGAGTTCATTGAAACATCTCCTTGTAGGATTGATCTTCCTTGAGTATACATGGTTCCATTGAATGAAGCATCACTGGAAACAAACAACCGAGAGTTCATGGAAACATCTCCTTGTTGGATTGATCTTCCTTGAGTATACATTGTTCCATTGAAAGAAACATCATTAGAAACAAACAACCGAGAGTTCATGGAAACATCTCCTTGTTGGATTGATCTTCCTTGAGTATACATTGTTCCATTGAATGAAGCATCACTGGAAACAAACAACCGAGAGTTCATGGAAACATCTCCTTGTTGAATTGATCTTCCTTTGGTAAACATATTTCCATTGAATGAAGCATCACTGGAAACAAACAACCGAGAGTTCATGGAAACATCTCCTTGTTGGATTGATCTTCCTTGGGTAAACATATTGCCATTCAATGAAACATCATTGGAAACAAACAAACGAGAGTTCATTGATACATCTGATGTTACTGTTAATCGTCCATTTAGTGACATATCTTCTGCAACAATTAATGTATAATTAGTTGACGTAAAATTAGTGTAAAATATATTATTTGACTGATATTGAAAAACATTTAATCGTCCATTAATGGTAACATCATTTCCAACAAATAATCGAGAATTTATTGAAACATCACCTTGTAATATAGATCTTCCTTGGGTAAACATATTACCTTTGAAAGATGCATCGCTAGAAACAAACAATCGGGAATTCATTGAAACATCTCCTTGTTGGATTGATCTTCCTTGGGTAAACATATTACCATTCAAAGAAGCATCACCAGATACAAACAATCGAGAGTTCATGGAAACATCTCCTTGTTGAATAGAATATCCTTGAGTGTACATATTACCGTTCAAAGAAGCATCACCAGAAACAAACAACCGAGAGTTCATGGAAACATCTCCCTGTTGAATTGATCTTCCTTGGGCGAACATATTACCATTCAAAGATGCATCACCAGAAACAAACAACCGAGAATTCATGGAAACATCTCCTTGTTGAATAGAATATCCTTGGGCGAACATATTACCATTCAAAGATGCATCACCAGAAACAAACAACCGAGAGTTCATGGAAACATCTCCTTGTTGGATTGATCTTCCTTGGGTAAACATGTTACCATTCAAAGAAGCATCACTGGATAAAAACAATCGAGAGTTCATAGAAACATCTCCTTGTTGTATTGATCTTCCTTGTGTAAACATATTAGCATTGAAAGAAGCATCACCAGAAACAAACAAACGAGAATTCATTGAAACATCTCCCTGTTGAATAGAGTATCCTTGAGTAAACATATTACCATTCAAAGAAGCATCACCAGAAACAAACAATCGAGAATTCATGGAAACATCTCCTTGTTGAATAGAGTATCCTTGAGTAAACATTGATCCATTGAAAGAAGCATCACCAGAAACAAACAATCGAGAATTCATGGAAACATCTCCTTGTTGAATAGAGTATCCTTGAGTAAACATTGATCCATTGAAAGAAGCATCACCAGAAACAAATAAACGAGAATTCATTGAAGCATCATTAGTTGATATTAAATTTTTGGTTTGAATTAAATTAGTTGTATTTAAATTACTAAATAATACATTGCTTGTTGTGTTTAATGTTTGATTGGCTCCTGGTCCTGTTGGACCCGTTTTTCCCGTAACACCTGCATCACCTTTTGGACCTGCTGCACCTGTCGAACCTGTATATCCAGTTGGTCCGGTCTCTCCTGTTAGACCTGTTGCACCAGCTAAACCGGTTGGACCTGTTGCTCCTGTGTTTATAGCAATTCCTGGAATTCCTTGTGGTCCAGTTGGACCGGTTCGTCCAATAGAACCTGTTGCACCCGTATTTGATGCAAATCCAGCAACACCTGGGGGGCCAGTAAAACCTGTTGGTCCAGCTGCACCAGTTGCACCTGTTGAACCTGTATTTGATGCAAATCCAGCAACACCTTGAGGACCAGTAGATCCTGTAGGACCAGTTGGACCAGTTACACCAGTTTGACCAGTTACACCAGTTGGACCTGTTGGACCTGTTGGACCTGTATCACCGGTTGGACCAGTTGCACCTGTATTTGTTGCAAATCCTGCTACACCTCTAAAACCTGGGGGGCCAGTAAATCCTGTAGCACCAATAGAACCTGTTGGGCCAACAGAACCAGTATCTCCCTGTATACCTTTTTCACCAATTGCTCCAGTAGGACCAGTTGAACCTGTGTTTGTTGCTAATCCAGGAATACCTTGGGGGCCAGTTACACCAGTAGGACCCGTATTACCTGTCGAACCAGTATTTGATGCTAGTCCAGGAACACCTTGTGGGCCGGTTGAACCTGTTGGACCAGTTCTACCTGTTGCACCTGTATTTGTAGAATATCCAGAATTACCTTGAGGACCAGTTGCACCCGTTGAACCAGTTAACCCAATAGATCCGGTTGAACCAGTAGATCCAGTTGAACCAATTGAACCAGTTGAACCAGTAGAACCTGTTGAACCAGTTGAACCTGTTGAACCAGTATATCCTGTTGGACCGATTGCACCAACAGCACCGGTTGCACCAGTTGAACCAGTTAAACCTGTTGAACCAGTTGCACCAGTATTTGATGCTAATCCGGGATCACCTTGAGGTCCAGTAAAACCCGTAGGACCAGTATAACCGGTTGATCCAGTTGATCCTGTATTTGATGCTATTCCTGGTAAACCTTGAGGACCAGCTGAACCAGTTGCACCTGTTGAACCAGTTGAACCTGTAACTCCTATTGAACCAGTTGAACCTGTAACACCTCTTGGACCAGTAGGACCAGTTTCTCCTGTCGAGCCAGTATTTGCCGAAATACCAGGAACACCTTGAGGACCGGTAGATCCTGTTGGACCAGTTGATCCAGTTTCTCCTGTAGAACCTGTATTTGCGGCTAAACCTGCAATACCTTGAGGTCCTGTAGCACCAGTTTGTCCAGTAGGACCTGTAGAACCAGTATTTACAGCCAAACCTGCAACACCTCGAGGACCAGTAGAACCAGTTTGTCCAGTAGGACCTGTAGAACCAGTATTTGCGGCTAAACCTGCAATACCTTGAGGACCTGTATAACCTGTTGGACCAATACCACCAGTTGAACCTGTATTTGTTGCAAAACCAGGAACACCACGAGGACCTGTAAAACCAGTTGGACCAGTTGCACCTGTTGAACCTGTATTTGCTGCAATACCAGGAACACCTTGAGGACCTGTGTCACCAGTTGGACCTGTTGGACCAGTGTTACCAGTTGCTCCTGTATTTGCAGCATTACCTGCAATTCCTTGAGGACCTGTAGATCCAGTTGAACCAGTAGATCCTGTAGGTCCGGTTTGTCCAATTGAACCTGTTGCTCCTGTTTCTCCAGTTGCTCCTTTACTACCTGTAAATCCTGTATTACCGGTCGGACCAATAACGCCGGTTGCTCCAGTAAAGCCGGTTGGTCCCGTAGCACCTGTAGCACCTATAGGTCCAGTTGCACCTGTATTAGATGCAGAACCTGCCTTACCTGTTGGACCAGCAGCACCTGCCTTACCAGCTGGACCTGTTGGACCAATTTTACCAGTAGCACCTGTATTACTTGCTGTTCCAGCAACACCTTGTGGTCCAGTAACACCTGTAGGACCAGTCGCACCTGTGTTTGCTGCTACACCTTGAAGACCTTGAGGGCCGGTTTGTCCGGTAGGCCCAGTAGGACCTGTCGACCCAGTTTGACCTGTCGGCCCAGTTTGACCTGTCGACCCAGTTTGACCTGTCGGCCCAGTTGGTCCGGTAGGACCTGTTCGTCCAGTTGGTCCAGTAGGACCTGTTCGACCAACCTCACCTTGAGGACCTTTTATTGTTCCTAAATTAACCCAATTACCATCATCAAATGATGGAAAATCCACAGACGCAACCCATAATTCCTGATTTACTATATATGCATCACTACGATTCGCATTAGTTGGTAATTCAGGAGTGTCTATTAATTTTCCTAATATTTTTATTGCCCCTGTGTTAACGCCTCCTATTGTCGTTCCAACTGGTAATTGTACAGTTCCATTAATAGCTGTAATTGTAGTTGTTCCAAAATAAATAGTATCATTAGCATGTATATCGTTAACATACAATGCTTGAAAAACATTGTTGTTATCACCGATTGTATATTGGCTATCTACATTTGGTATTATACTATACTTTGCTATTCCGCCAAAACTTCCTGTTGGGCCAGTCATGCCAGTAGGTCCAGTCATGCCAGTAGGACCGGTAATGCCAGTAGCACCTGTTACACCAGCAGGTCCGGTCATGCCAGTTGGACCAGTAGCACCAGTAGGTCCAGATGAACTGCTAGAAAACAATATAGCACTAGGAAATCCGGTGGATTGTTCTGGGCCTAAATATACCCATGTAGGAATAGCTAATGGTTTTGGTGGTACTGATAAATAATTATCAATTTCATTATCAGATAAATATAAATATGTTCCTGGAAGATAATTACTAAAATAATTTAATTGTCCTTGAAAACTTCCTGATAAATCACTGTAATATGTTCCAAATGTTTTATAATTAAAATTATTTACAGGCACATCAACAGCGTCACTAGATCCTGTAGATTTATTCCATGACACACTCGATACTATACCAATAGTAAATTGTCCATTTGAGTTATTTGATTTTTCATATAATCCAGTTGTTGGATTTAACCAAATTGGGTCACCTACAGAAAACCCGTGACCTGGTTGATAAATAGAAACATATTGTGTTGAACCATTTAATGATGCAAATCTATTTATCATATTTATTGCAGAAGAAATACCTGCAGTACCGAGAACTGTATCAATGGGAAACAATAATGGCTGCCCTTGTTCATTTAAACTAAATGAAACAAATTTAGCATTGGCAGCAAGAATATTAGGATTTGCAGCAGTTGATGCTGGAAAAAACAAATTACTAGTATAATTATTAACATCTTCCAAATAAATAGTTCGTGTAAACGTTGTTTTTGTTCCAACCGTTGTTCCTGTAACTGGATCCATATTATAAATACGCCAAGCAAGTCCACCAGCACCAATAAATCCTATCCAATCACCTTTTTTAATATCGTTAAGGGTATTAGAAGTAGTAGCAGTTTTTGTTAAAGCACCATTTGGATAATATACTTGTTGGGTCGCAGCTGCAGTAAAAGTTGCAAAATAAGTATTGTTTCCATTAACCTTAATTGAAGGTTGGGACCTTAAATTACCTGTTAATTGAACACACACGGGAAAAGTGTTGTTAAACGATGAGCCGGATGAAGCTGGTCCTGTTGACATTTGCCAACTATTATCTTTATATAAATAGGTATATATAATATTTTCATGATGTGATTAAAATATTTATTAATTATTAAAACTAAATAAATATATAATCATTTATTTATTAAAAGAGTGTTTAATATGCTTGACCAAAAAGATGATGTTAATAATAACAAAAAGGATATTTTAAATAATAATAACAAGTATAAAAATATAATAAATTCCATGACACAATTATCATATCAAGAAGAATCTGTTTCTGTAGATGCATTATTGGAATTGGAAAAACAACATAATAAAAGTGAACAATGGAATAAATTAGATAAGAATATCAAAATTCAAAAATTACATCGATATGCCGAAAAATATGGAAAAGAGAACAGTTTACCAGTTAAGGATATTAAATCTTTAAAAATGTTTTTTTCGAGTTGTTTAGATAACAATAAGCTACAAAAAACAAAGGATGTAATTTATGATAAATTAAGCCAAGAAATTAACGCAATACCTGCACTTTATTTTAATCAACAAAATCGTAACTTTACATTAAAAATAGTAGATGCAAAACGAATATCGACATTAAAATCATTAACTCCTAAACGTATAACCGGAAAGAACCAAGATGAGGGAAATATAGGTGCCGATATATCTTCTCCAACTATAAATTAGTTATTATGTTATTTTCAAGGTTCAATAAATATAATAAATTAATAAAAAATATAGATATATATTTGTTTATTATATAAATGGATTCGGAATATATGCCAAGTAGTGATAGCGATAAGGATGATATATATGACTTTACTAATACAATTTCTTCCAATACTATATTGGAAGAAATAACCGAAAATGATATATGTAATATTACCGAAGATATATTAGAAGAAATAAAATGTTATGTAGAAAATGATATTTTATTTATTTCATCGCCGCATTTTTATTCAAGTATAATAAATAATATATCAAATATTATTTATGATGAATGGATAATATTTGGAATTTGCGATGAAGACCCGTGTGTTTTATTAGAATTAAATGAATTTATTGAACAATTATTAGAATATTATTTAATTTTTTCCGGTATACCAAAAAGAGCAAGATTATATTCAATAGATCTAGAAACAAATGAAGATATGCAAACTATTAGTAATAAACTACAATACCTTCAAAATATTCCACAGCCTACTCAAAAAACAAAGGAATGGTATGAATTTCGAAATAATCTAATAAGTGCAAGTAATTTATGGAAAGTTTTTGGAACAGAATCACAACGCAATAGTTTAATTTATGAAAAATGTCAACCAATAAATACAAATGATTTTAATAGAATCGGTTTAGACTCGCCACTTCATTGGGGAATAAAATATGAACCTCTTACAATTATGATTTATGAAAATATGTTCTCTACCAAAATTGGTGAATTTGGATGTATTCAACATAAAAAGTATTCTTTTATAGGTGCATCACCAGATGGTATTAATATAGATCCTACTAGTCAACGCTATGGCCGAATGTTAGAAATAAAAAATATAGTAAACCGTGAAATAACAGGTATTCCAAAAGAAGAATATTGGATACAAACACAAATTCAAATGGAAACATGTGATTTAAATGAATGTGATTTTATGGAAACTCGTTTTCTAGAGTATTCTAGTTCCGATGCGTTTTACGAAGACTCTGAAAGAGAATATCGTGGTGTTATTTTGCATTTTATTGAAAAGGATTTGAAAACAGGTGCTATGCCAATTTATAAATATATGCCATTAGATATTGAATTGAATAAGAATTCAGTCGATGAATGGATATCAGAAATTAAAGACGAAAATAGAGAAAAAGGATTATTGCTATTTACAACATATTATTGGTATCTGGTTGAATATTCGTGTGTATTAATTCAACGGAATCGACTTTGGTTTGCTAATGCTGTTATTAAAATAGAAGAATTATGGAGAATAATTGAAAAAGAGCGAATAGAGGGATATGATCATAGATGTAGTAAAAAGAAAATATCTGTTAAAATGAATAATGATTTATCTAATTCATATGTTATTAAAAATATGCCATTAACAAATTCAATTTGTTTAGTTAAATTAGAATGAATGAAAAATTGATATAAATATTATTTTATATTTCTATATAAAATCATGTCTAGCCCTAGTAAAATCACAATGGAAGATGAGATGTATGTCACAAAGCGTAATAGTAATCGTGAAATCGTATCATTTGATAAAATTCTCAATCGTATAAAAATATTGGGTCAAGAGGCCAATGTTAAAATTAATTACACAAACCTTGTAATGAAGGTAATAGATCAATTATATGATGGTATTTCTACCACTAAAATTGACGAACTGTCAGCTGAACAATGTGCGTCTATGGCATCTATTCATCCTGATTATAATGTTTTAGCTGGAAGAATTATTGTATCTAATAATCATAAAAATACAACGGATTCATTTGTTGATGCTATGTCAAAACTATATTATTATAAAGATAAACATAACAAACAATCTCCTCTTGTTTCTCAAGAGCTATTTGATGTAATTACAAAACATTCTCAAGAACTAGATGATCTATGTGATTATGATCGTGATTATCTAATTGATTATTTTGGATTTAAAACTCTAGAACGTGCATATCTAATGAAAATTGGTAAAGTAACTATTGAGCGTCCTCAACATATGTGGTTACGTGTAGCAATTGGTATTCATGGTGAAAATATGGAAAGAATTAAAGAAACGTACAGACTAATGTCCCAAAAATATTTTACCCATGCTACACCAACACTATTTAATGCTGGTACACCTCATCCTCAATTGAGTTCATGTTTCTTACTGGCTATGGAAAATGATAGTATTGAAGGTATTTATAATACATTAAAGGACTGTGCTCTTATTTCTAAATGGGCAGGAGGAATTGGATTGCATATCCATAATGTTCGGGCTTCTGGTAGTCATATTCGTGGAACAAATGGTTCATCAAATGGAATTGTTCCTATGTTGAAGGTATTTAATAACACTGCGAAATATGTTGATCAAGGAGGCGGTAAGCGTAATGGGTCATTTGCAATTTATTTGGAACCGTGGCATGCTGATATTGAAAATTTCCTTCAAATGCGTAAAAATCACGGTGATGAAGAACTCAAAGCCAGAGATCTATTTTATGCACTTTGGGTTCCTGATTTGTTTATGGAACGAGTCAAAGCAGATGGTAAATGGACACTTATGTGTCCGGATGAGTGTCCCGGTTTGGCTGATGTTTATGGTGACGAATTTAAGATTCTTTACCAAAATTATGAGGAATCAGGAAAAGGACGTAAAACTATGAGAGCCAGGGATTTGTGGTTTCAAGTTTTGGATGCACAGATGGAAACTGGCACACCCTATTTATGTTATAAGGATGCAGCTAATAAAAAGTCAAATCAACAAAATGTGGGAACCATAAAGAGCTCTAATTTATGCGTTGCACCCGAAACAAAAATTTTAACAGATAAAGGACATGTAGAAATTAAAGAATTAAAGGGACAATCAGTAAACGTATGGAATGGACAACAATTTAGTACGGTAGAAGTATTTCAAACAGGTAAAGACCAAGAACTTATAGAAGTAGAAACTGATGATGGTTGTCTTTTAACTTGTACACCTTATCATAAATTCTTTATACAAAAATCGTACAGTAAAACGTCTATAGAAACTATTGAAGCAAAAGATTTAAAAGAAGGTGATAAAATAATGAAATGCAATTATCCAGTAATCGACGGAACTGATAAAATGCTTTATCCATACACACATGGATTTTTCTGTGGCGATGGTACATATGCTAATAATAATATGGAAACCAAATGCTGTAAATATAAATCAATAGAAGGACGTTATTACTGTAAGAGACATATTGATTTTGAAACACCATCAACTCTTGAAAAATTATCAACAGACACAACTATTGATAAAACTCGATGTAATGCAATTTCAAATATGAAAAAACCACTTATCTATTTGTATGGTGAAAAGAAAAAATTAATCGATAATATTGACTATAGAGAAACATATGAGAATACTAATCATACCGTATTACAATTACCTCTAGATATTGATGAAAAATTCTTTGTTCCTATGTCACATACACTTGATACAAAATTATGTTGGTTTGAAGGTTACTGTGATGCGGATGGAACTATTGCAATAAATAAAAATAATAAACAACTACAGATATCCTCTATTAATAAAGAGTTTTTAACCAATGTTAAATTAATGTTACAAACATGTGGAATTAATCCAAAACTTAAACAAATGCGAGATTTTGGAACGAGTCATTTACCTGATGGAAAAGGTGGACATAAAAATTATAATACTAGTCCGGTTTATCGATTATTGATTACTTCATTTGATTTAGAAAAATTAGTAAATTTAGGATTTTCTCCAAAGCGTTTGTCGATTGATAATTTAATGGTTCCTAATAGGTCAGCTAGTCAGTTTATTAAAATAAAATCTGTTAATAATAATGGTCGGGTTGATGATACTTATTGTTTTACTGAACCCAAAATGCATTCAGGAATATTTAATGGAATATTAACGTCACAATGCAGTGAAATCATCGAATATTCAGATGAAAATGAAACAGCAGTTTGTAATTTGGCTAGTTTGGCTCTTCCCGCTTACGTAAATATGGATGACCCGGAAAATCCCCGTTTTGATTATAAAAAACTCCATGAAGTTACCAAGGTAGTTACTTATAATTTGAATAAAGTAATTGATGTAAATTATTATCCTACGGAAAAAACGAGGCGTAGCAATATGCGTCATCGTCCAATTGGTATTGGTGTTCAAGGATTAGCTGATGTTTTTATGTTGATGGGCGTTGCGTTTACAAGCGATGAAGCTAAGTCGATTAATCGCTGTATATTTGAGACGATTTATCATGCTGCATTGGAGAGCTCTTGTGAAATTGCAAAGGAAGATGGTCCATATGAGACTTTTGCTGGTTCTCCTGCATCTGAAGGTCGTCTTCAATATGATTTATGGGATATTGATGAAAAGGATTTACTGATGGTTTATCAATGGTCGAAGCTTAAATCAATGATTTGCAAACATGGACTTCGCAATTCTCTCCTGGTTGCACCAATGCCTACTGCATCTACATCACAAATTCTTGGATATAATGAATGTATCGAACCAATTACATCTAATATTTATAACCGTCGTACATTGGCCGGTGAATTTATATTGGCTAATAAATATTTGATGAATGATTTGATCAAATTAGACTTATGGAATGAGAAGATCAAAAACAATATTATTGCAAATCATGGTTCAGTTCAACATATTGATGTTATTCCGCAAGAAATTAGGGAGAAATATAGAACAGTTTGGGAAATTCCTATGCGTACACTTATTGATATGGCTGCGGATAGAGGAGCATTTATTTGTCAAAGTCAGAGTTTAAATTTATGGTTAGAAGATCCTAATTATAGTACAATGACTTCAATGCATTTCTATTCATGGACAAAAGGTTTGAAAACTGGTATTTATTATTTAAGACGTAGAGGGAGATATCAGGCACAACAATTTACTATTGAACCGGAAAAAAAAGAACCAAATAATAATAGTTATGAAGAATCAGATGAAATATGTGAAATGTGCTCTGCTTAAAGGAAACCTAGGTTTCCTTTAGAACCTTCCTCTGTAAAAGAAACACATTTTTCACTTATTAATTAATAAGACCATGTCGCATCTTCAAATAACATCTCAAACAAGCATGGACATCAACCAAAGAATTATGCAATCCTTCCGGAACTTCGTTAAATAATTTTTCATGTAGCTCATTTAATCGTGGCCATTTTTTAGTTGGATTTCCTCCTGGTATCTTTGGAGGTACCAATATATTGCATAATTCAGTACCATATCTCATAGTACAATAACGCTCTACTCCCTTTAATTTTTCATAAATTTTATTAAATATACTAAAACAATGCGGTATTTTTTCTAGAACTTCTGTGCGATTTCTTTCAAGTTCGATTAATATCATTTTTTCATCGAATTCGATATTATGTGCTATTATAACTTCTCCTAACATATACATTTCATAAAAACATTCTAATACATCTATTATATTTTTTCCTTTTTTATTACAAAGTTCTCTTGTAATCCCAGTAAGTTCTGTTACTTTTTCTGATATTTCAATATTGTCTGAAATTTTTACATATGAATCAAATGATTTTACTATTCTTTTTTCAAATATGTCATAAACTACACAGCTCAATTGAATAATATAAGGATATGATTCAATTGGAATTTCTTGGCCACGTATTTTTTTCGGTATCAATCCAGTAGTTTCTACGTCAAAAACTACTATCATCCTCTTTCTAATAGGTGCATATATCTTTATTGTTGTCATTTATTTTTAGTTTAACATATAAAAATAACTAATAATCAATTTTTTACTCAATAGCTATTACATATTAAAACATTGTGACGTATTGGTATTTCATTTATATCTATACTTACCATAATTGCGTCATTATCTTTTTTAGAAATCCAAAACACATATTTTTCATCTTTAATAGTAAATCCTATACAAAATTCAACACCATGATGTTGAAAACAAAAGGGATCTGAATATGAAATTGGTAATTTCGTTTCTTTATCTAATGTTACTAACATATGATAATATTGTCTGGGGCTGGTTTCTTCACTAAAATGAACTACACCTATTAGGTCTTTTTGATTTATATTATCTATAAAAATAGTAGAACCTCTAATCCTATGAAAGTCTGGTGATTTTATTTCATAAGATTTAATTATTTCAAGGTGGTTTGTATCATGATTTATTTTGCCTATTTCAAAAGGAGACCATTTATATATAAAACATTCTTCCTCGCCATTATTTAGTGGTATCCAGTTTTTTTCACAAGGTGTTTGGGTTGGTGGTTGTATTATTTTTGAATTTAAATATTGACAAAACTTTATGTCATAATCTCCAATAATCATTCGATTAGATCGACTTCCAACATAGTTAACATTAGTAGCAATAAATTTAATATTACCTTTATAAGAATATAATCGAATATCTTCTAATCCAATAGAATATAAATCATAACTTTTTAATCCAATATTATATTCATTCATTTCATTATATGAAATAGGTATTAAATGATCATTCAATATACTTAACATATTTCTTGTTATAATCGTATTTTCGGGATGTTTTATATCATAGTATCCATTTGGATAAAAAGAGTAATTTACATACCTAGTATTTAGTATATGTTCTCCATTATGATTTAAATATGATGCGGATGATGGGAAAAAGTTCTCTATTTTAGGATAATCATATACAGATCTTTCTAGTTTATCATGTAGAAGTGATGCATAGTATTTTGTTGGTATATTAAATATTTTGTCATTATGTTCACCGTAATACCAGTCAGGTTTCCAATCTGTATTTGCCTCTAACCATGCCCAAAAATTAACTTCCCATATAAGTTTCTTATGTTCTCGCATAAACATCTCAAAATGTGTTTTATAAAGTTCAAAAACATAATTTATGGAGTTAGCATCTCCTAAAAAAAATGTACCACAAAACCGCCAACATACATTATTTAATATGTGCTCTACTTTATTTTCTTCTATAGGGTTCCAACATCCTGGAATAGTAAAAACAGTTGAAGGATATTGGTGTTTAGATAACATAGTTAAATGTTCCAATGTAGTTTTCTCATTTTTAAAAATATATGCAATACTAAAATCTATCCAAGCAAAATGTGTAGAATTCCAATAATTTTTATGAATAGCATTATTTACAAACTCTATTTTAGAATTCTGGATAAACATATATTTATCAGTATCTTTTTCATTGTTTCTATTATCTGGTAATGAATATTCTATATTTTTAAATGATTTGCATACAAAAGTATCTTCTAAATTAAAAATATCCATTAATTTTACATTTGAATAATTAATGCAAATCTTATTCAAATCATCATAACAATCAGTATTCGTATATAAACAAATATTGATACCAGTTTTTGCTATTTTTTCAAATTGTTGATATCTCCAATATTTATTATATCTATTTTCATTAGTCTTTTCATAAGTTTTTTCATAAATATCAAAATAGACAGTTACAAAAGTTATTGATGACATTGTATTAATATAATATTATTTTATATTTAAGTATAATAAACTTAAAAAATCTATCTAACAATACATATACTATTTTAATAAATATATAAAATGACATTGGATGAACATGAATTTGTAAGTAGTTTTTGTATTGTAATTGCTTCTCATTTATCTAATTCTAAAAGGATTTTATACTTAATAGAATGTTTAGAATCATTATTAAATCAAACGATTCCGATATCTATTTATCTATCTATTTCATTTAATAATGATGCAATAAGGGAAGAATTTTTAAACAATTATAAAATAATGGATTTATGTAATAAAATATTTCTATTGATTCGAGAACATAAAACTCCCCAAATGAGGCATATTTATATATTAACTCCTGAACTAGAAAAAAAACATAGATGGATAATGTTTTGTGATGATGATGATACTTATAATAATAATAGAGTAGAACAAATTATTAAATATATATATGGTGGATTGATACAATGTTCTCATATGCATAATAAAAAACTAATAGGATTATATGAAAGTACATTTGGAAAGGATCATCGAGAACATCGTCACGAATATTGGTGTTATTGTATTAATATTGAGATAATTCGACAGTTTTATGAAAAATTAGCAGATTATCCAGATATAATAGATAATAAATGTTGCGATGTTCTCTTTGCAGAATATTTAAGACGTGCTAATGAAAATTTGTTATATAGTAGAATTAATGAAAAATTATATAATTATAGGGTGGACAATAATAGCGATAGTATAACTGGATTTATTAAAGGCAATCAAACAAAATACATAAGAAATAGAGAACCTCCATCAATCATGGATATATCTTTTTCGGAATATGTGGTTGATTGGAATGAATATTTATATGAGAACCTGGATGTTTATTTACATGATGTTTTTTTAAGAACAATAGTAGGTTGTGAATTTGATTTTATATTAAAGGCCGAGTTTTTAGCAGATTATGCTATTGTGCCTTATACTGATAATAATATATTATTACAAATAAAAAACAAATATGAATATTGGAGAGAATTATGTAATCAATTATATGATATAAAGTTTGTTACTGTCTATTCCAAGTAAATTTGTATCCATATTCTATATACATTTACTTTTATGATCGTTTAGATTGTTTACCACAATCTAAACATGTAATGAAAATAGTTGCTGGTTCATCCGCACTTCTTGTCTGTAGTTCATAAAATGTACTCCGTTTCGATTTACACTTTCTGCAAGTAAACATATCAGTAGATGCTTGTATATTAGTATTAAATTTACTTGCATCTCGTTTTATTTTTCTATCTATCATTTCTCGCCAATGTTCGTGATTCATTTCCTGATGTGTCATAAATGCCAATGTTTGAGGTGTAATTTCATTTTTTTTAATCATATTTAATAATTCAGGGTTTTTCAAATTTAAATAAATACTTCGAAGTCTATCTACATAAATTTGAACAAAATAGGGGTTCTCCCATTTCTTAATAATTTTTCTACTAGTAGCCTCTTTAATAGTATAATTAAACACACCCTTTTCTAGATTAATACTTTGATTCTCATTTTCCAATATTTCTATTATTTTATTTCGGACATTCTTACGAAAACTTTCGGGATTATAAATTTTATGCATACTAGTATACAAATATCTAATTGTCTTTATGCTTTAATATTTATTTTTTATAAATATCAAATCAATTTTTTCTATATGCCTAATATGCTTGTTATTCGAATAAAACTTCTTTACTAAATATATCACTACCAAAATTTTCACTTGTAGCCATAATATTACGGCAACAATAAAATATGTCCTTGGTTATTAAATATTCATTAAAGTTATGATCGGTTGCTTTTAAAAATCCTACTTTTGAAAAGTAATTAACTAAATTTATTGCACCCTTTTTAGTCACTATATAAGCCAATGAACAAGGGTTAATTTTATTAATATCTAATTTACAAATATATTCATTTATAAATTCTTTTGCAATATCAGTATCTGTGTCTTTTACAAAATCCCAAGGAATAGCCATTGATCCATCTGCAAATTTATTTAAACCAATATTAATAAGTTCTCCGTCTTCTGGAATATATTTCAATAGATTATCTATATATTCAACAATATTATTATTAAATCTTGCATCATCTTGAAAAATAATAGAATATTCATAATCATTATCGATTATATTATTTAAAATCGTATAATGACTTAATTGGTTTCCCATTAACTTTTTTACTATGTTCTCTGCTACCTTATAACTCTCATTATCCAATCCTAATTCTCTATACTTTTTCAAGTTTATAGTAAAATCACTATTTGCAAACATATTATACATTTCATCATTAAATCGAAATGTTAATCCATCTACTGCTTGAACCCGTTGTATTTTAGATGAAGGTAATGAATGTTTTGCACATTGATTTAAAAAATGTTCATTTCTATCTGGTCGTCTATCTAAATTTATATAGTAGATTTTATTAATTTTTTCCATTATGTATATAAATTATAATTATTTATATATATTTTATTATGCAATATAATTTTACACAACTTGGTTTTAAGGTCTATTCAATATATTCTTCTTCACTTAATTCACTTGTGCAATCAAGATAGCTCTCGTTCTCGGTAATATTAGTAAAGACATTAGCAGGAGTTGCTGCTTTTTTCCCCTTTTTTTCTGATTCTTTCTTTGCCTTGGGTTTTTCAACTTTCTTGGTTTTTTTTGTTTTTTTTGTATAAATTTCTTCATCATCCTCATCTTCATCTTCTTCTTCCTCTTCGTCTTCATCATCATCATCATACTCGTCTTCATCATCATCAACTACAAAGTCATCTTTAACATATCCTTCTTTCGTTCGTGGAACATCATCATCTTCGTCTTCACTTTCATCACTATCCTCATCTCCGATATCTTCAAACCCTCCAAATAAATATTCATAAACAGATTCCCATTCATCTTCAGTAATGCTAACAGCTTTTTCATCACATTTATTAACAATAATACAGCTTCCAAAAAACAGGGTAGTGTCTATTGGTGGAGGAAAATCATATTTATTTTCTTGATTCGCTTTTCCCGTTGTTTTACCAAATACGGAAATCGAATAAGATTTGTTATTTAATTCTTCAATATTCCACTCCGCATAACATTTAAATCCTTCTGCTGTTTTTAACCCGGCCTTTTTATATAATTCACTCTCATCATAACTTTTTAGGGATACATCTTTAATGTTTCCGGATTTATCAACTACAAGAATAGTAACTGGTGCCATGATTATGATTAATTATATAATAATAGTTATCTTTATTTCAATTTTTTTAGTTTAAATATTACGTTGAATCACATAAATACTATTCTTGTATTTTTGTATATACTTTATGTATTATACTACATTTTTATGGATTATTTTAAATATTATTATTTCCATATTTATAATATACATGTTACATACATTGTGGATATACATATTGGATACTTATAGTACCAAAAAAACAAAGAATATTGTTAATACACAGGTTAATAAATATAAGAAAATAATAAACGAATTACAAGAAAATAACATAACAAACATACAAGGTTCTCAAACCCATGAAGGGCGAAGTAAAATAGAAGTAGAATCAATGGATGAAGTTTTAACAAAATATATGCAGGATGAACTTTTATAGGTTCTCCATGATTTGAATAAATCATTTATTAAAATAAATATAAACACTATTTCACATATTATATCAACGGTCCATCATAATTAATATATTATAATGGAACTTTCTCAAAATCAATCAATGCAGTTAATGAAACGTTTTCCTGAATTTGAACTTTCCTATGAAACTATTTCACATAAGAAAGTTTCGCCACTTTATAATATTTGTATGGCCATACCTACAGGGAAAAAATGTTTTGCTTGGTTTACATTTCATTTAGATAATGATGTATGTTATTTACTAGATTTAAACAGAGAAAAAAAAGTTACAAAAATAAACATTATTCCCACAAATTTTGATAGATCTTTATCATTAGAAACAATAGTTTATGGCACATTTATCAATGAAGAAACAACAGGAAATCAATGGTTCATTATAGAAGATATTATATTTTATAAAGGTATTATTATGAAAAAAAGCAATTTCTGTGAAAAAATGGCATTTCTAGCTGAATTAATGAGCAATATCAAACAAGAATTCGATACAGAAAAACATGTAGTTTTTATTTTACCATTAATATGGACAGTTAAATTAAATGATAATCTTTTAGAATATCCTACTTGTATACCTAGCGAAATAAATGAAACAATACATTATCAAGTTCATCATATCCAATATAGAAGTTGTAATGAAATAATGCCCTATTTGAATGTAAATATCAATAAAAAAATAAATACAGGAGAACAAAAAAAAACAAGCATTTTGTATGAACAACTAAAATTTAGGGCAGATTTTACTAAATCACAATATAAATATCCTACTGTATTTCATATAGTTGCCGATATTCAATTTGATATTTACCATTTATTTGCATTTGGTAAAAATAACCAACCGGTATATTATAATATTGCTTATATACCTAATTATAAGACGAGTGTTTTTATGAATGGATTATTTCGTAATATTCGAGAGAATAAGAATCTCGATTATATTGAAGAAAGCGATGACGAAGACGATTTTCAAAATATTAATATAGATAAATATGTAAATGTAGATAAAATATTATTAATTGAATGTATTTTTAATAATAAATTTAAAAAATGGACACCTCTTCGTTTGGTCGATAATAGAACAAAAATAGTTCATGTTAGCAAACTTTAAAGTATAACAATGATTAGTATCCGTCAAGGTTATATCGATACAAAATAATAGATAACTAATATCCTATTTGGTTATAAATATATTTATCCCTGAATATAGATTAAAACACTATTTTTTCCTAGGTCTCAACCCCTTTAATCTTCTGTACGTATCTTCGTCAATATATACTCTATTACCTGTTTTATGCGATACAAAATACCATTTTGTTTCGACAGGTCTCCATTTTTCAGCTGTACCGAAAAGAAATCCATCCTCTTTTTTCCACCCATATGTATGTTCTACATCAATTTTATGACCATAAATATCAAAATCGTCTCCAATACGAGGTGGATCACACCACGGATGTGGTTGATTCAATACATCTTTATCACAACCAATCCACCATGCCTGGAATTTAGTTAAAGGTTGATTTACTCCACTTATTTTTCCCCTAAGTTCCCTTGATTTAAAAACAACATCTAGATGATTACCAAAATTAGTTAACATATTGGAAACAATTAATGCTTCTAATGGGTCAGCATCACTAAAAACACTAGCAATTGCTGGTGAAACTAAATTATCCATTCTTAATACATTATCAAACAAACCAGGATTATTAATATTTACTCGAGGGGTTTCTGTCATTTTTAATGCATCTTTTGCTGCTGCATCTGCAACCTTTGCTTTATCATGTGCAGTTATTGTTAATAAATTAATTCCAGCTATAAGTAAGAAGAAAAAATAATGAATAGGTATTCCTCCCTTATATTTTTTAATAGATTTATTTAAAAACCTTTTTTTAATTGTGGCATATTTTTTTCCCCCATGTAGTTTATTGAAAAACCTATTCATATTATTTACTAAATCTTCTAAATTAGAATTATAATCCTTGCCTTTTAAACTATCCATAAACTCCATTATTTCTACGTAGATATTTAAATTTTTTAATTTAGTTGAAAAAAATTCAGAAGCAGGAATTACATATGGTATAATTATTTCAATAAACCTATTATTTAATGTAACTTTCTCCGTTTCTTCCAATAGTTGTCTTATCTCCTGAATTTCTTCTTCGCTTGAAGTATTCTTTCTTGAACTTTGAGTTTTTACGCTTCGAATTGACATATATTATTATATAATATTTTATTTCTTCTCAATAACAACCTCTTTTAATACATTTTTCATTATTTTATTAATATCTTTTTCTTCATCTTCCTTAGAGTATGAACCGAGAGCATTCAAGGATATTTTAATATACTCATTATTTTCAGGTGTGTCCAACTTTGTAAATTCTGGATGTTGTTCTTGCCATGCAGGTAATTGTTGAAGATTTTTACGTGCTATTTTCTTTACTACCTGTTTTAATGTACTTTTTTCCTTGGTTTCCTTTTCCCAAACATCCTTATCTTTGATATAAACCGTCTCCCGCTTTATATCAGTGCAATGAAGCGGACGTTCATGAATATCCAATTCCTTCAACTTATTAATAAAAATTCTTGAAATACCGAGAACATACCCTAATTTCCCAGTTGCTTCTAAATCCGAAACTTCTAGTTGCAACGAGTCGATGAAGTGAGTAATACTAATAGCATCCTTACATTGTTCATTTAAAAACATATTTAAATTAAAGTTATTATGTACATTATTTTGGATATTATTAGTAATATGAGGAGTCTGTGAAATTTCTAATAATTTATTTTGCAAATCCTTGTTTTGTTCAACAAGAGTATTTTGTAATTCTTTATTTTGTTGTTGTATATCATTATTTTGTTTTATTAATTCTATAAGTAATTCATCGGAATTATTATATTTATTGCACGTCTTACGATGATTACATAATGACGATAAATGCGAATATCCCTTACCACATTCACATATATGTTTTTTGCTTGAAATACACAAAATATTCAGCCGTTTATGTTTTTCAGTATTCATATGTCTTATCCAATCGCACTTCTTTTTACATAAAAAAACACAATTATTACATTCATATGATATCGGGTTTTTTATTCGGCGTTTTTTACTATCATCATAATTTTCGTTTTCTTCATTTGTTTCCATTACCATAATATATAACATATATTTCTATATTATTTTCGGCGTTTTTTATTAGTAAAAAACGCCTAAAGGACAAATTAAAAGGCGTTTTTTATATAGGATTTTTTAAGTATGCTAACAAAAATTTTTTTATTTTTAATAAAAATAATACCATATTTCATAACAAACTATAATTTATAATTTTAGTGGCGTTTTTTTATTAGGCGTTTTCGCCGAATTACGCCAAAATGAAAAAATGTCCATTATGAATTTGCGTAGAATTATCGAATTTCTTATGCAGCGAACCTAAAAATGAAATTTTGGAAATTACTGCGAAATGCTGTAAAACCCTTTTTTCAAAAAAGCTGTTTTAAATTTTATTTTCAAAAAAATAAAAATGGACAAAAAAAAATGTCCAAAATGAAAAATGCCTCCGACTTTTTTTCTAGGTTTTCTGAGAACTTAAATAAATTTAGTAAAATATGTAATTTTTTATTTATAATTACAAAGAAAAAATCTGTTTAATTTATATATGTCAGCTTTAGGTAACGGATCATTAACCGGATTTAGTTTTAACAAAGAAAATGTATTATCAAATGTACAGACATCGGCAACACAACCAGTACCTGTTAATTATAACAGTAAATTAATTGGTGGTAGAAAAAGAAAGCATAAGTTAAGCTCTTTACGATCATTAAAGTCCAATAAAAATTTAGGATTTTCACTTAAATCAAGAGGTGGTTCTAAAAAATCGCGTAAAAATAGAAAACATAAAAATAGAAAACATAAAAAGAGGACATAATTATTATGACAATATGGAACGAACACTGAAAATATTGTTACGTATTATAGTATCAATATTTTCTTAAAATTACATAATGGATACAAATCCCCTGTATAGACCTTAAGGTCTATCCGAGGATTTGTATCCAATTGGATACAAATGTTCGTTAGACCCATATCCTTTTCGTGCATAAATATATTTATGCACGAATAGAGATTAAAGGTTAACAAAAGCAGCATTATTAATATTATCGGCTACGGGTTTGAATGTGCTCGAAGTAAATAAACTTGGTTCGCTATGTCCAATGGGTGCCATTTTTACAATAATCTCTTCTTCTAAAGTCTCTGATCTAGGCGGGTTAAGTGCCTTTAGTTCAGCATCCTTTTTAGCTTGAGATGGTGTATATTTTACCATTGCTACTCTTCCAGTTTTATTTGCACTTCTGCGTAATAATTCATAAGCAACAAAAATATAAACAACTGCTAATATAGGATTAACATAAAAAAACAAATAAACCGTTACTATAAAAATACTAATAATACCTAAAGATGAATCAATTGCCCCTGCTAAAAAATCAGGTGTTTGAATTGGTAAAACAATGTATAATATAAAAATAACTAATAATACTATTTCTAATTGTGAAAACGATTTAAATGTATTAGGGATACTTGGTAAATTCATTTATATTATACAATAGTATTATATTTTTTCAATACATAGAAATCTTGTCTAACAAAATTGAAATATCCTAAATAAAATTAATAAATGATATACAAGTATTTTATTATTAGCAATAATGAATCGAAAGAAATTCTTTGTTAAAAAAACTAATGCAAAACCATTACCAACATGTAATGAATTAATATTAACAGAAGATTATAAAAAGATAGTATGTTCTCAATCTTATTTGGGAAAAAAAGGATACACAATACCAAAATCTATAATAAGTAAACAAGATGAAGAGTTTTTAAGAAAAGATTTATTTGTGAAACCTTTTGTTTTTGGTGCAAATTTCGGTGGTAAACCCGAAGAGTCCGCATTTCCAGTGTTTCGTGAAAATACCAATAAATTTTATTTACCTCGATTTTATGGAATAAATCGCTATGGTCTTCCGAGTCGTTCTGAAATAGAAAAGGGGGAAGATATTGATTTACATTTTAGTAAACCACTTCGTGATTATCAAGAAAAAATAATTGATGTTTATATCAAATACGCAACCACCCCATTATATAATAGTTCTGTTGAAATGGGAAATGGAGGTATACTAGAAGTACCATGCGGACGTGGAAAATGTTTGGGTAAAAATACGCCTATATTAATGTATGATGGTACAATTAAACTTGTACAAGATATAAAGACAGGAGATCTATTAATGGGTGATGATTCGTCAAGAAGATATGTTAAAACAATATGCAGCGGATTTGAGACAATGGTTGAAATAAAGGAAGTTGAAACATCAGATTATTATACAGTTAATATGAGTCATATTTTATCATTACAAAATAAATACACAGGGCAAATATTAGATTTAACAATAAATGATTATTTAAATCATCCCGAAAAAAATAATTTACTAGGATATCGTGTGCCTATTGCATTTTTAGAGAAGCAATCCCATGGAAAGAATTTATATTATTATGGATATACCTATGATATTTATTGTGGCTTTGGAATGGATCATATTTGTAATTCACGTAAAAATCAATTAGAATTATTAGCCGGATTTATCGACAAAAATGGGCATATTACTACAGATGAGTGTAAAATATTCTTACCACCAAAGGCTAATGCATTAAAAGATTCTATATTATATTTAACAAGATCTCTAGGATTTTATGTAAGGACCAAATATGATTATAATAATATTATAATACAATTATATAATACAAAATATATTTCTGTTTATGAGATACCTCTTCTAATTAAAAAAAACATTTATTCATCCGATAAGATTTATTCTTTAGCCTATGAAATTACTACTAGAATATTAAAAAAAGATAAATATTATGGTTTTGAGATTGATAGAAATCGTCGATTTGTTTTAGGTGATTTTACAGTAACGCATAATACAGTGCTTTCTCTAAAAATAATTTCTCTTTTGAAAAAGAAAACTCTTATACTAGTTCATAAAGAATTTCTAATGAATCAATGGATAGAACGTATAAATGAATTTCTTCCAGGTGCAAAAGTAGGAAAAATACAAGCAGCAACATTTGATGTAGAAAATAAGGACATTGTTATAGGGATGATACAGACTTTATATGATAAAGAATATCATGCAGATACATTTTCTTGTTTTGGACTTACAATTATAGATGAGGTTCATAGAATAGGTAGTGAACAGTTTTCTAGAACCTTATTCAAAACAATCACTCCATATATGCTTGGAATATCAGCTACAGTTGATCGTAAAGATAAACTGACAAGGATATTATATATGTTTATTGGTGATAAAATTTATAGTGAAAAACGAGATGACGATGATATAGTATCAGTTAGAGGAATACGGTACATGTCAAATGATCAGGAATTTAATCAAGTGGAATATGATTTTCGTGGAAACCCAAAATATAGCACTATGATTACTAAACTATGCGATTTTGGTCCCCGTAGTGATTTCATTATACGTATAATAGGTGATTTAATAAAAGAAGAACCAGAAAACCAAATAATGATACTTTGTCATAATCGATCTCTGTTATCATATTTGTATGAAGGAATAATACATCGTAATATAGCGATAGTTGGATATTATATTGGTGGAATGAAACAAGAAAAACTGCAAGAAACAGAATCTAAACAGATAGTTTTGGCTACCTATGCAATGGCAGCAGAAGCATTGGATATAAAAACACTTTCTACGTTAGTTATGGTAACCCCTAAAACAGATATAACGCAATCAGTTGGACGTATATTGCGTGTTAAACATAATAATCCTATTATAGTTGATCTGATAGATTCTCATGAATTATTTGAAAATCAATGGAAGCAACGAAAAAGATTTTATAAAAAATGTAATTATAAAATCCGCGAGATAGATTCTAATAAATATAGTGGTATGAATATTGAATGGGAAAAAGATACAACTTGGACGAAGACATTTGATCCTAAAATTAAGGAAAAAAAGTCTGAAAGTTCAGACGAAGAAGAAGTGAATTTAAATAATACAAAATGTTTAATAAATTTTGGAAATTTAGATGGATTATGAGATTAATCCCTATTCGTGCATAAATATATTTATGCACGAATAGGATATGGGACTATCCGGATGCCCAATATTTTGCTACACTGGCTGTTATAGGTATATATATTAACAATTGCCATCTTATTGTATCAAATTTTTTATCATCAATTTTTGATGTACCGTATCGGACTGTTAATAGAATAGTAAACGATAAAAGTAACAAAAATAAAATAGGCCATCTAGCCCCCTCACTAGAAATCATAAAATTAAAACATGAAGAAAGTAACGCAAAAATATCTTGAGTATCTGTAAATGATTTACCTTTGTCTTTAACATCATCATATACTATTGTAGTATTATCAAACTTTAAATATTCAGTATTTAATTTACTATTAAGGATTAAAGATATCGATATTCCCATAATAACAAATGCAAATAATCCAGTAGTTAATGACGTATAATCATTTTTTTTAAACCCATGTTGTAATGTTCCAAATATAAATATTAAAAAAAATATAATAATAACAATTTCGGCACTGCGTATACGTTTTTTTGCTTTATCAAGGTCATTATTAAATAATTTAATTGCATTATTAATAACAATCTGTTTAAACATTGCGGGAATAGTAAAATAAATTATAATAATCGTTAATATAAAAATAAAAAAATTAACAGCGGTTTTCATAAATTCTAATTGATTTATTTTTGTATCAATAGTACTATTAATCGGAATATTATATGTTTGTATATTTGTATTACTCTCACCAGTAGGTGCACAATCAATATAAATTTCATCCTTGTTGTTCACTATTAATTGATTATTTTTTGCAGCTTCAGACATTTCATTTAATTCGCTTTTATATAAATTGCTATTTGGTGGAATAGCAACAAACAATGAAGTTACAGAAGTAAGATTGCTACAAAAAGTTTTTGAATTAGAATTTATAATTATAGGTTCAGTTAGCACAATAACAGTTTTCATATTTGAAGGCACATTATAGAAAAGGTATTTTTGGTTATCTTTTATAATATCCAATGCTAATTTTAAGTCAACCGATGTTATATTATCAGGACCTTTAGGACTTTGGATCATATTAATAATTTGATCTATGTTAGAAGAAGGAGCATTATCTTTGAATTTTAAAAAAACGCATAAATAGATTTTTTTATTACTATATTTGCCTTCATATTCAATAACTAGTTCACCGTAAATATTATTTTTATCAATATCAGTTAACCCAGTTATTGAATGTAATTTGTTAAAAATATATAGATAAACTGGGTTATAATAATAAGCAAAACCATTTTCAGTTAATTTTAAATCTGAATCATCATCTGGATAAGTTATTTTATAATAATTACCATAATCAAATTTTTTTTCTTCCCATTGTCCTTTATTATATAATGTGCTAGTTGAAAAATTAAAATTTAAAAAGTTAGTATTTAAGTTAATAGCGTCTTTTAAATCCATATAAACTATATTATAATTAGATATAGTTTATTTACAATTATGTATATATTGTTTCTAAAGTTGTGGTAAATATTGAAAAGTACTATTTTCATATACTGTTGCTCGAAATGAATCATTGTATCCTTCTACATAAACTATATCACCATTACTAATATTATCACAACCATATTCATTTGTGCAACTTTTACCCTTTACACTAATGGGTAATTTTGTATTCAAATTTCCAGAATTAGAAATAGTATAATATTGCCATTTATCTCTACCTGCCATATTACGTCTACCCATTAAAGGTAGTATTAAATCACCACCAGTTGATCTTGTAAGAATTCCGATTTGCTGATAATTTGTATTTAATCCTCTAGTTTCAACATTAATAGGAATAGCACCTCGAATATCATTAGTTGTGCGAGGATAATATATTTCATTAGATTTCATAGGAGGTGAATATGGATCATTTAATGGATCAAGACGAGAAGATATTGTTCCTAAATTTACTGGTGCAGGCGGATTTAATACAATTACCTTTGTCGAATCATTATCTTTAATAGATAATTTCGAAAATTGATAATAGAAATAAATAACTAAAATTAATATTAAAAATAATAAAAAAAGAGTCATATTTTCAATACAAAATACTCCTGGAATACATTTTTTACCCATTATATATTACTGTTATAGAAAAAGTATTTTCAGTAGTCAAATGGATGGGTAAGTTTTTCTGCACCACTTGCTATCTTTTTAAATCCAGGCATTATATAGGAAGGAATAGCAATATTAATATCATCAGCCAATGGAGTAGTATGTTTAACTAAAGTACTCATCTTTAATCGTTTACAATTATAACAAGTGTCTCTAATATTTTTAGGATAATGGGTAATATGAAACCCAGCAGTTTTCATAACTATTCTATCTGCATATTCAATCAATTCCCATATTTGTGTTTCGAGAGGATAAAAATCAAGTCTAAATGAGAATAAAAGCCATAATATTATTCTAACAGGTAAATATAAAATTTGTCCAATAACTTCTAATAAATAATAGAATAAACACACCTGCATATTAGAAATGTTTTTAAATAAACACATCATCCATGACATTGAAAAAACAAATGTTGTGAAGATACTATCAAATCCATGTGGTATAACTTTATCTAAACTTTTAACTGTTCCTACAAATAGTTTTCCGGCACCATCAACAATATCAATTACTGCTCTTAATTCTGCAGCAGCAATTGCTGCTGCCATAACGTACCGTTGTTGTGCAAGTATACCTTGAGCAACACCTATAGCTGACTGAACATCAGCAATTATACCTGTTGCATCTCCAATTAAACCACTGATAGCAGCTATAGTAGATTGTATAGCCGCAATAATTTCAGCCATTTATAAATATTATTAATATATATTAAACATAGTGAAAATATATTAATAATAGTTCTCTAATTTAATTATTAGTTGCTGTCTCATTTTTATATTCTTTAAATTTATCTACATATCCTTGAAATTTTTCTAATAAAGGTTTCATATTTTTCACGTTTTGTAATATTTCATCACGTGTATCCTTCATTTCATTTAATTCTTGTATTACTTTTGTGCTTTTTGCATCATCTTTATTTTCAACAATAGATCCCATTTTTTCAGAATATTTTTTTAATTTTTCTGATAAACTATTTATATTTGTTTCTTCATCTTTTTTAGATTCTTTTTTTTTAGATTCATCTATATTACTATTAGTTTCGATAGTTTCTTTTTCCATATTATCCATACCTTCATTGTAGGATGATCGTCCATATTTCATAATATGTGTAATAATAATAGTAATAAACAATATGACAGTCATATTTTTATTAAAAAAAGATGTTAAAAACCCTGTTAAAAGTAATACAAAAAACGAAAATATATCATTAGTGTTTAAAAAATATATTAAATCAAATAATGCTAAAATAACAAGAAAATAAAGAATTACCCTATTATGAAGTATAGGATTAAAATTATACTTTAATTTTAAAATTTTGTTTAACATTATATAATTTATATAAGGAAATTAATATCTATCCAATAATAAATATATTTATTACCGAATAATGTATGTGCCTAAATACCTTTACATTCTAAATATATTTATACTTCATCGTTCTCATTATTAGTCGTATAATCTATTGGAACATCACCTCCATATATGTCAAGTATTTCTTTAACAACATCTTCTCTCTGTATATCGCCTCTTTGAAATTCAAAGCTCGTAATACTAGACGAACGTTTCCCTCTAAATTTATTCAAGAAATCATCTAATCCATTTATTTCATTAGCACGATCATATTGTTCTAAATCTCCAGTTATTATGAGACGACTATTTTCTCCTAAACGTGTTAATAACATTTTCATTTGAGAAACACTGGAATTTTGCATTTCATCCGCAACAATCCAACAGTTTTTAAAAGTTCTCCCTCGCATGTATCCGAGTGGTGATATTTCAATAATTTTTTCTTCCATTAATGCAGTAACTTCTTTTGGGGATATAAATTGATATAAAATATCATAAATAGGACGAACCCAAGGAGCCATTTTTTCTTCTAGAGTTCCTGGTAAATAACCTAAATCTTCGTCTACTGAAACAGATGGTCTTGTAAATATGAGCTTCTCATAAGTGCCTAATAGAAAGTTACGTACGCCATATTCAGTTGCAAAAAGAGTTTTTCCGGTTCCGGCAGGTCCAGTTGCTACTACGATTTTTTTAGATTTTTGTTTTAATAAGCCAGTGTATCGCTCCTGGCTGAAATTTTTCGGTATAGTAAATTTTTGTTCAAACAAAGCCTTTTCTTTTTGAGATAAATATTGTATATTTTCATAAAGTCTTCGCTGTTTTATGGCTGACAGCTCTCTTTCTTTTTCAACTTCAGAATAAATTTCATTCATAATTTCCTTTTGATTTTGTTTTCTAGGTTTACGTGTTCGTTGCTTTTTTTGCTCCGATTTTGGTTCACCTATAGACGTATCGGATAAATCGATTTCGGCTTGTTTCATTATAATATCATTTGAAAATAAATAATAGGAAAAAAGTACACATTTATGTTGAATTTGGAAAAAGTAACTTATCGACTGTAGTACGCACGCAAAATATTCTATGAGTAAATATTCCTAATAGAAACATAAATCCTAAAGTATATAAAAATGGAAACTTAAAAATCAAAAATATTATATAAGAAAAAATAATTACTACTAGAACATCAACTACAGCAATTTTAAAAATTCTATATTTATGAACTCCAGTGTTAGGTTTCCCAAAAATATCCTTATATTTACATAAATTGAACATGATTATACTATTAATAAATATATTTGTGAATAGTATAGAATGGCAAAAAAAAACATTTTAGGCGATGTTGTAAAAAAAAGCAGTAATATTGTAGGAACTGTGGCTTGTGGTGTAAAACGATTCGTTGGGAATATTGTACCAAAGACAATGAGACAAGCGATATCTGGAAAACATCGTAGATCGCGTAAATCCAGGAGATCTCGTAAAACAAGAAAAAATTGATTTAAAAAAATATATGAATTCAAACGTAAATTTATATATTTTAATAAAATTTTGAAAGAAGATAAAATCTAATGAGTATATTATTTAGACAAAAGATGTCCGAGTCAACATTTATTGAGCCTATTCTAACTCCTGACGATAACCGCTACGTAATGTTTCCAATTAAATATGATGATGTTTGGCAAATGTATAAAAGACAGGTTGATTGTTTTTGGATAGTAAATGAAGTCAATTTAGCTCAAGATTTAAATGATTGGAATTCATTAAATGAGGATGAAAGACAATTTATTAAAATGGTATTGGCATTCTTTTCGGCTTCAGATGGTGCAGTAACCGAAAATTTAGCAATGAGATTTATGTCCGATGTTCAAATTTCAGAAGCAAGGGCATTTTATGGATTTCAAATTGCAATAGAAAATATTCACTCGGAAATGTATAGTCTTCTTATTGATACTTATATTAAAGACGCAGCAGAAAAAACAAAATTATTCGAAGCAACAAAAAATTATCCATGTATTGCAAAAAAATTTAATTGGGCAACTAAATGGTTAAATGATAAACGCAGTAGTTTTGCAGCACGTTTAGTAGCATTTGCCTGTGTAGAAGGTTTATTATTCAGTTCATCATTTGCATCTATTTATTGGTTAAAAAAACGTGGATTAATGCCCGGGTTGACATTTTCAAATGAATTAATTTCAAGAGATGAAGCCTTACATACCGAGTTTGCTATATTATTATATTCTAAATTGGAACGTAAATTATCAAAGAAGCGTATAAATGAAATTATTAAAGAGGCAGTTGAAATAGAAAAAGAATTTATTACTGAAGCCATTCCATGTCGAATGATAGGTATGAATGCAAAATTAATGACACAATACATAGAATTTGTTGCTGATCGTTTAGCACTTCAATTAGGTTATGATAAGATATATAATTCATTAAATCCATTTGATTTTATGGAATTAATAAGTATTGAATCTAAAGTTAATTTCTTTGAACGTACTAATTCAGAATATGCATTAGCAAATAAAACAGTAGATACAGATCCGTTTGAATTTACAGCTGACTTTTAAGAAAGGGAACCTACAAAGGGAACCTACAAAGGGAACCTACAAAGGGAACCTACGGTTCCCTTTTAAACCCTCCCTTATTATGAATGTGTTATAATCTCTATTTGTTTCAACGTTGATTTATATCCATATATTCTTTGCGTATACAAATCCACGGAAAGACCTAAAAAGTAATTATTACATAATTAGGTAATTAACAGATAACATTATAGCAACAACCGCTTTAGAAATACTATCAAATATATTTGTTAAAATGTTTTTTGTTTTTTCTTCAAAAATATATGACACACCATAACCAGTCCAAATAATAAAGTAAATCCCGAAAATAAGATAATTAAATAGATTATACGATTTTAACATAAAAGTATTAAAAATCAAATAAAATATAATAAAAAATGGTAAAAAACCAAGTATCATAGAAGACCATCTATCTATAACATTAAGTTCTCCTAAATATCCAAACAATAACATAATATAATCTAAAATAATAATCACTAACATCATAATTGGTTTTAATGGTATTTTTGTAGAATTTTGTAGTACCAAACATAATGCAATTAACATAAGAGGTGTAGTAAAAATCCAACCATTATAACGTAATTTATCAACTACTGTTAAATCAATATCTTCTTTTTCTTTATGTTGTGAACTAAAATATTTCGAAATATTATTTGTAAATAAATAATACATAAAAGAAGATATACCTGTAACTAATATTTCTATTATTAATATTCTTCGATGAAAATGGTTTGTTGTAAGAATACTAGATATAATAGTTATAATTAACGCAAAGATCATAAAATAAAAGACTCCATAGAAGGAATTTTTTGTTAGTTCTAATAACTCTAATTTATTCATTGTATATTTTAACCTATTATAAAATATAATATGTTAAAAATATTATATTTCGGTTATAATACAAATTCTGTAATTACAGTAAGATTATTAATAAATGTCCAAATGACGCAATAATATGTAAAAGGTAATGATACATATATGAAAGTGTAATATCTGTACAAAAGCAAAATCTCGTACAAATATAGCCATATATAAATAAATAAATAGTAGTTAAAAAAGCAGCTATAATAAAAACCGTATAAATATATTGCATTTTGGTTATTTCAACATCTCTTTCAAATAATTTATAATATAATAAATATCCACCATAAGTTACTACTAAAGATATTCCGATCTTATCAATAATATTTGTGTAAATATTATAATTTGAATGATAAATAACAGACGTTGTAAATAATAATAAAAATAAAATTGAATAAGTATAATATTCATACAAGAATGCTATTAATGAATTAATTAGAAAAATAAAACTAGAGTAAATACAACAATTGTTCTCCATTATATAGAAGTTTCCGCAGAAATGTTTTTATTTTCTTTACCATAAATATCAAGTGTTCTGGCACTTGCATCTTTAGCATCTATATATTTTGGCATCCAAAAATAGGGTAATATTTGTCCCATTCCATTATAATGTGTTTCAAAAATTTTTCGATAATAAAATTGTTCCGCAGTTTTTGGTAATAAATGATCTTCATTTTCTGTTATGTATTTATCATAAGCTAAAACTTGTTCATACATTTCAGGTGTGTTTGCAAGATAATTATAATGAACATAATGTTCTTCCATAAATTTTGTATAGGTATAATCTTGTATTATTTGATAAAGAGATCGGGATGTTTTTGATACACCATCACTAAATGCTTCCTTTCTACGTAACAATATTTCTTTCGGTAAAATTGCTTTTCCCATTGAATTTTTATATTCATCTTCAGCAAAAGCACTTCTAATTAATGATTTCTCTATAGTGCCTGATATTTTATGAAATCTTAAAAAACTTGGTATTGACATATAATACTGAACCCATGCACGATCTAAAAATGGTGTTCTCGGTTCTAATCCGTGAGACGAAATAGATTTATCTGATCGCAAAACATCAAATGCATATATATCTTTTAATAATCTGCGACATTCTTTATCAAATTCGATTTGATCACAGGCATAATTCATATATAGGTATCCACCTGCTAATTCATCAGAACCATCGCCATTAAAAATAACCTTTGCCTCACTGTTTTCTGAAATATATTTACCTAATAACCAATTACCTATACTTGCTCTCACGGTAGTTGTATCATAACTTTCAACTGAATAAATAACATCAGGAATAGCATTTAAAAAATCTTCTTCGGTAACCAATATTTCGGTATGATTTGTTCCTAGATAATCAGCTACTATTTTTGCATAATATAAATCCTCTGATCCTGCCAAACCAATACTATAAGTTTCTAATGTAGGTAAACTATTTTTAATATGATAATCGTTTACTAATGCTGCAATCAAGCTACTATCTAATCCACCAGATAGTAAACAGGCAATTGGACGTTGCGTAGTGCAACACCTCTTTTCAACAGCATTTCTTAAATAGTATTGAATATTTTTTATTATAGCATTTAGATATTCATCTATTTCTTCTGGTCCGGTTTTATGTTTTAATATATTAGTAGAAAAACCTACAGAATGGTAGGGAATCTGATTTTTTGTTATTTTCCAAGAAGGAATTACAGTAAAATTTAAATCAAATACGGAATAAGTTCCAGGTAAAAATTGATAAATATCATAATGGGAATTAAATTTACGCATTCTTTTTAAGTTCTCATTTAAATTTTTTTTAATATTATATAACATTTTTAATTCACTCGCAAAACCGTAAATATTAAATTCATTTCTGTTATTTTCTAAAAAATCTTTACTATTACTATTCTCTTTATTTTGTTTTAAATAGTACAGAGGTCTAACCCCAAAAGGATCTCTTGCAACATATATTTTAGCTTCCGGTAAAGACATTCTATAATCAATTAAAACAAAGGCGAATACTCCATCTAATAATTGCAGTGTATGTTCAATACCATATTTTTTATAAAGATGAATGATAACCTCACAATCTGAATTAGTAGTTGCATTGATCTTCATTTCCCTATATAATTCTTTGTAATTATAAATTTCACCATTACAAATAATAGCAATATCTTCTATTACAATTGGTTGATTAGATATTTCATCTAATCCATTAATAGCTAATCTATGAAATCCAAACATTGTTTTAACCATAATATTTTTGAGTATAGAATTTTCTGGTCCTCTACCCTTACCCTTTTCGAATTGTTTTTTAATATAATCATATCCAAGTAGATTATCTAAATTGTTTAGCAAAGCAAAAATACCACACATTTTGTTAATTAATAATTTCAAATAATCTTTATACCAATTTTTATAATTCTTTTTTGCTTGAATATTTTATATTTATAATATATTATGGAGAATCTTAATTATTCTATTTATAATAACAATAATAATGTAGAAAATTCTAATTCTGTTGCTTTAACAAATCGTCCATTACCTGTTTTGAGTAAAGAACATAATTGTAAATCTGGAAATTGCAATCCTAATGCATCTGAAGATATTTATAAGGCAAAGAATAATTCAGTAGATACCAAATATAACGATAGTACTGAAAAAATTCATCCAGTAGTAATAAAGCCAGACAATAATAATAATTATATTGTACTAGAAAATGATTTTGCTAATTTAGATGATATTATGAATTATAATAACAACGATAAAATTATTACGAATATGCCTATACCAAAAATAAAAGATGATTATAAGAAAAAGGATGATTATAAAATGGATTTATCAACAACAATATATATAGGATCTCTTACTGTAATAGGATTGTTTGTATTTTTTAGAATACTACAAAAAACCAAATAATAAAGGGAACCTACGGTTCCCTTTAAAACCCTCCCTTAATCTCTATTCGTGCATAAATATATTTATCCACGAATAGAGATTAAGGTGGTAACAGGTTATTCAACTTTCGTTGTTTCTTTGTTTTTCTGTTCTTTTTCTTCTTTTTATTAGTTCTTTTTTTACCTCCATCCTTTAATGTAAGTTCGAATTCATTTATACAAAGAGGGTCTTTAAAACAATTTCTTATATCTTTGTCACAACATAAATAATGATTAAACATTTCTAAATATTTTTTATTTTTTTTACAAGATAAAATATCTCTTTTATCACATATTTTATGAATATTATTTTGTAATTCTCCTATTATTGTTTCTTTAAGATCATCAATATTTTCTTGAATTATTAATCCAAGTCCTAAAAAAATTTTTCCTAATTCTAAATAATTTTTAAAAAATCGAATAGATAATAAATCCTCTTTTCCCTCTTTTCTAGAATTTTTTAAACCAGATGATTCTATTATCTCATGTATAAATACCATAGTGTCATGTTCATTTGTATCTGTTTTTAAATTTGCCATCATTTTTTCTCCTGCCATCAAATCTCCTTGTCCATTATCCCCAATAAAAATAATTTGATGTTCGGGAAATAATAAACAATATTCTTTATAGCGTTGGTATTTTATATCACCATATAACTGAAATCTATTCCCCGTATTAAATAATTGTTTAAGCTTTGATTCTTCGCCTTGAATAAACCCATATTTGTCTCCTAATACATTTTTAATAGAGCGTTTTTTATCTTTTAATTTACTACTTTTTAATGGGCCTGGTGTAGCAGATAAAACCGTTGAATAACGGAATTCTTCATCACTTATATTTGAATAGAATAACTCATAAAACCTTATTATTCCTGGATAATGTTCGTGTAGAAACCATGATAAATCAGATCCAGCTATACCTGCTGCATGATTTGGATATAGTGTATCATCAATATCAGTTAATATATGTGGTATTTTTTTACCATTTGGTAAATATCTTTTTTCTTTAAATAGTTGTAACAATTCTTGCCGTTGTATCAATGCATCTTGACCATCGTCATTAATTAATTCTCCGTTTCTTTTAAAAAAAAGTTCTCTTAAATCACAACCATAATTATCTGGTGTTTTTAAATATAAATATTGACAATTTACATCATTGGAAAAATCTACTTCTAATTTTTTTTTTAATAAATAAATACATCTTTCTGTATTATCTTCACAATATGTTTTAACTAAATTAATAATTTCTAAACGATTCCTGTTTGTTTTATATTTTTCTACCAATTCACTATAAAATTCATCTACCTTATCACACATAAATTATATTATTATTTATATAATATAATTATATTATAGTTTATATCTTTTATATAATTCGAGTGCTGTTAAACCCCCAAATATTTGGACAAGACAATATGGTATAATTTCTTGTGTTGAAATCTTGCCAGCAGAAGCCATTACGATTGTAATAGCAGGATTAACATAACCACTTGTCACATTCATTGTTAATAATAATATTAGTGCTAATGCAGCACCGATTGCTAATGGATTACCTGTGGCTAAAATAACATATACAAAAAAGGTAGTTGCTAAAAATTCTACTAAATAATTATACATAATATATCTTATATTGTGAAAAATATTTATATGTAAAACAAATTATTAATATATTGTAATAACAAAGATAAATTTGGTAAAATCTGAAGATTAAAGTATAATTTTATACTCATTATTAGCATGAATAATACCCATAACGCAACATAGCCCAGAATAATAAACCCACATATTTTTATATAATAGTTCATATTATTATATAGTAAGAAAATTAGTCAATTTCTTCTATTTTTGGTTCAAAATGTTCTTCATCTAAAGTGCTATTTTTATCGCTTGCTTTATCTCCAGATTGATTAGTAGTTGACATAATATTGGTAACCGCATCCATCATTTCCTTGGATTTTTTCTCATATTCATCCTTTGGAGCAGTTTGGTTTTCAATATGCCAATCTTCATATTCCTTAATAATCTCATCGATTTTCTTTTTTGTATCAGGATCTACTTTACTTTCTGTTCCTGAATTTGTATTCTTTAATTGATAAATTTGCTCTTCCATACGGTTTTTTGCCTCTATTCTTGCCTTTACTTCCTCATCCTCATTTTTATATCGTTCAGCTTCATCAACCATTCTGTCAATTTCTTCTTTACTTAATCTGCCCTTATCATTTGTAATAGTGATTTTATTTGTTTTTCCTGTAGATTTTTCTGATGCGGATACATTAAGAATTCCGTTTGCATCTACGTCAAATGCAACTTCGATTTGCGGCATTCCACGAGGCATAGGAGGAATACCATCCAATTGAAATTTTCCTAAAAGAGTATTATCCTTTGTCATAGCTCTTTCGCCTTCAAAAACTTGGATTAGTACACCCGGTTGATTATCAGCATAAGTTGAGAAAGTCTGTGTTTTCTTTGCAGGAATAGTTGTATTGCGATTAATAATTTTTGTCATAACTCCACCAGCAGTTTCAAGTCCTAGACTGAGAGGACAAACATCTAGAAGCAACAAATCCGAAATCTTAGAATCCTTTGTTCCTGTTAAAATTGCGGCTTGAACAGCTGCACCATACGCAACACATTCATCTGGGTTGATAGACTTGCATAGTTCCTTACCATTAAAAAACTCAGATAATAGCTGTTGAATTTTTGGAATACGACTACTACCACCGACAAGAACAATTTCATCAATATCTGATTTTGAAAGTTTGGAGTCACGAAGAACTTGTTCAACTGGAGCCATTGTCTTTCTAAACAAACTATCACAAAGATTTTCAAATTTTGCTCTAGTAATTGTGCTATTAAAATCAATACCTTCATATAGACTATCAATCTCAATTGTTGCAACAGTAGATGATGATAATGTGCGTTTTGCACTCTCACATGCAGTGCGAAGCCTACGTACTGCTCGTTTATTATCTAAAATATCCTTTTTATTTTTCTTTTTAAATTCATCCATAAAATATTCCACTAGCATAGTATCAAAATCCTCACCGCCCAAATGGGTATCTCCTGCAGTTGCCTTTACTTCAAATATACTTTCTTCAATTGTTAAAATAGACACATCAAAAGTCCCACCGCCTATGTCAAAAATTAATACATTTCTTTCTTTTTCGCTCTTCTTATCGAGCCCGTATGCGATAGCTGCCGCAGTAGGCTCATTAATGATACGAATTACATTTAGACCAGCAATTGTACCAGCATCTTTAGTGGCTTGACGCTGTGAATCATTAAAATAAGCAGGAACAGTAATAACAGCATCGGTAACCAATGTTCCCAAATATGCCTCTGCAATTTCTTTCATCTTACCCAATACCATAGAGCTAATCTCTTCTGGTGCAAATACTTTTGTTTCTCCTTTGTATTCAACTTCAATAAAAGGTTTATTTTCACGATTAATAACTGTATAAGAAAAATGCTTCATATCAGATTGAACTTTATCATCATTAAAATTCTTACCGATAAGACGCTTTGCGTCAAAGACAGTATTTCTTGCATTATTAGCAGCAAGAGATTTAGCTGCTTCTCCGATTAATCGTTCCTCTTGAGTAAAGGAAACATAGGAAGGCATAGTACGATTACCTTGGTCATTTGCAATAATTTCAACGTGGTCATTTTGCCATATTCCGACACATGAATAAGTTGTGCCGAGATCAATACCGATAGCTACTTTGGAAGAAGACATTGTCTTATGAAAAAAACAATTAAAATATTTTTATATTGTTTTATAAAATGTTTTTTGTTATTAAAATATATATTGATGCAAAAATGAACGGCTATTTGAAAGTTTTTACTATTTCAATCATATTATTAATTATATCTATAATTATTGAAATCAACTATCCGTATATTGATAGTTCACCAACAATAAAAGAATACATTTGTATTTATTTTATAAGATTTTTACATTATTATGTTTATTTGTTATCGTCATTTTATTTATTTTTTTTTAATGGAATAGGAGCAATATTTGATATGTATGTTTATTTAATATTAATATTTACAATAGTATTTGGATGGTTTATTTTTGATTCATGTTGGCTATCATATTTTGAATTATTGTTTTACAATATTAATTTAGAATTAAGAGAAACTACATTTCATCCTACCTTTTATTCAATATATTCACAATATGTAGGTTTTTTAATGAAAATATCAGGAGTATTTTATATTGCAACTGTTAGCGTAATATTATATTATTTAAAAAACATATCTATAAATTATAGAATTATTTACTTTATTGTGTTTTTATTTTTATTTATAAAACCATTTTATGATACTAGAATAAAGAAACAATATTATTCTGAAAAAAATCAGCAACTTTCATTATTAAAAAAATTGCATCATAAATTAAATATGGTTTAATCTCTATTCGTGGATAAATATATTTATCCACGGATAGACCTTAAATAAAAAGAATACAAAACTACATTAGACCAGTAAAGATTAAAATGAATCGAAGGCTTCTTCCTTATCTAATAGCTGTTTTGTCTCTGTAAATCCACCAATGAATTTTCCGCAACGAAATACCATAGGAAATGTTTTATATTCTCTTCCAGCCACCTCTTTAATATAATTTAAAAACGCCTCTTTGTCTTCAACCAAATAATCATCACAATCAATCATATCAAATGCGAGTCTTTTCTCTAAAAGAAGTTTTTTAACCTTTACACAATATACGCAGCCACTTTTGCTATAAACGGTATACATTGTTTCAGATGGTTTTTCAATATCCATAATATCCATATTATTAATATATATTTATATTGTTTTATTCAATTTTTTGGGAATTCTAGAGTTAGTTATATCTTAAATTAGGAAAATAACCAGGATTTTTACCTTTATAACCTGGTTGCATATAAGGATGAAATCCAGGGCTTAAAACAAATGTTTTACTGGGACTAAAATTTTTACTAGGAGGTGCAACCGCACCACCACTTCTAACTCGTCTTAATGCATGATTTACAATATTTACATCATTTGGTTTCGTAAACGATAATGGTGTATTAGAATAATTTAATGTCCCAACACCAATACTATTTGTACGACGGTTAACAGTTACCTGTGATGCATCACGATTTCCCATCCATTTTTTTTGATTTGGTGCGGATGTACCATCAAAAATAGTAGGCCTTATTCGTGAAGATCCGAGACCACTATTTCCACCCATTCCAAAACGGGCTGGTTTTAATAAACTATTTATTTGACTAGTTGTTATGGGTGTTGTATATGTTTTCTCGTATATTTTCCGATTTAGTTCAAAACTGCTTGTTTTATCTGAAGTGCTATCTTTTAGTGGCATAGCTTTTATAGCATTTAACTTGTTATTATTAATATCTTCTCTAATAAAAACCGGATTGCTCATATTATATACAATGGATATATAATATGTCTTTTAAATATTGTTTATTTTTGTATAAATATATTTATTCATAGATAGATCTTAAAAACGACGAATACTTATTCTAGCATGATACGATGCATTGTTTTTATCACCTCCATTCTTAACATCATTATAATTTTGGCTTAAAGCACGTTGTTTTTTAAATGTTATGTAATCAGATGCATCGGGTACAAATCTAGTATTGCAAACAGCAGCAGGAACACCTGTGTTATCGCATTTTGAAATAATACTTCCCATAGGTCCTTGTCTTCCAGGATGTTTGCTACTAATTTGATTCGATCCCCCGCAAACATAGTTTTGTCGTCCCAAGAAATCTCCTAAATTATTAACAGCACGAAAAGGAGTAACTACACGATTATATGCATTTCCATTTCCTGCAGTTCCAACTGCACCTCTACCATTCCAAGAATCACGAATAATTCGGCGAGTCATTACCTGACTACTGTCTTTATAGTTTAAAGCTGTTTGTTGTGGAGAATATCCATTAAATGGTCCACCTAAATTTGTTGAACTAGTAAATTGTGGTGTAAATCCAACTCCAATTGGTATACCGAATGACATTATTTAATATAACATATCAATATATTTTTTATGATTATAATATATAATTAATTAATGGAATATGATGATTTTTTTGATGATTTAGACGAAAATATTATTGATAACGATATGAATATAGCATTTGATGCCAAATGTGTTAGACAAAAATCAAATTGGAGCAAGCGGTCAAAAATATATAGATTTGATGAAATTAATTTTGATCCTAAAATGTTACTAAAGGATATACCTGAAAAATCACCCAAATTAAAAGCATTATTAAAAAAAATAAATGAATTAGATAAAAACGATTTGAAAAAGCATGGGAAATTATTTAAGCATTTTATATTTTCTGATTTAAAATCATCATCATATGGTGCAAAATTGATAGCATCGGCATTAATAGCCAGTGGGATGAAAATAGGTTATAATGCAGAAATTAATCCTAAATATGTTGATTCAGAAGAAGATGAAGAGGAAGAATCTGATAGCGATTCGGATGATTATGATAGTGTGGAACAGAAAGGTGGCGAAAATACACCAGAAAAGAAAAACAAAAATAATGAAAAACGCTATAATAAAATAGAACTTTTATCAAATGATGTTCTCGAAAGAACAAAAAATAAAAATTTTTATTTATTATCTTCAGTTTCGGTGTATGATCAGCCCATTAGTACTGTTTTAAAAAAGAGCATATTAAAATCATTCAATTCACGACCCGATAATATTCATGGAGAACTTGCTAGAATAATTGTAATGGATAGTGGTTTTAAAGAGGGAATCGATTTATTCGATATAAAATATGTCCATATTTTTGAACCATCAACAGTTCCCGCTGATCAAAAGCAGGTTATTGGACGAGGAACAAGAACATGTGGACAAAGAGGATTAGATTTTCATCCTCAACAAGGATGGCCTCTTCATGTTTTTGTATATGATTTGGAAATTCCTGATGAATTAAAGAATAGTTTTATGGGAACAAAAACAGCAATAGAACTTTATTTGAAGGCAATGAATTTAGATATTCGACTATTGAATTTTGCTAGTGATTTGGAGAAAACAACAGTTGTTGGTTCCGTAGATTATGATTTAAATAAGAATATACATAGTTTCTCTATACCTATTATTTCAATTGATGAGAAGAGAGAGGGTTTCGAACTTAATGAACACTTACATGGATCCAAGGAAGCAGTTTATAATGGTGGAGGTCCAAAACAGCGATTATCTATTCGTGAAGGAGAACCTTTTGTAGTACCTGAGCCAAAACGATTAGGATATAATGAGATGCGTGATTATATAAAAGATCAATTTAGTGAATTTACATGGGAATCTGTTAAAATGGAGAACTTGTGTGCAGAAAAGCAGTCAGGTGGATCAGGAGAAATTATTAAAATGACACCGACCCAGGATTTTATTCGTCATTATTTTACGCCGACAAACCCCGTGAAAGGTATGCTGCTACACCACTCAGTAGGATGTGGAAAAACGTGCTCGGCAATTGCAGCGGCAACAACAAGTTTTGAAAAACAAGGTTATACAATTCTTTGGGTTACCCGAACAACCCTAAAAAGTGATATTTGGAAAAATATGTTTGACCAAGTATGCAGCGAAAGTATCCGCAATCAAATAACTAATTCAGGTTTGCAAATCCCAGATGAACAAAATAAGCGAATGCGATTATTGTCCAAAGCATGGAGCATCAGACCAATGTCTTATAAACAATTCAGTAATTTAGTATCGAAACAAAATTCTTTATATAATGCTTTGGTAAAAATAAATGGAAAGGAGGATCCCTTACGTAAGACCCTATTAATTATTGATGAGGCACATAAATTATATGGTGGAGGTGATCTATCTAGTATAGAAAAGCCAGATATGAATGCCTTGCATCAGGCATTGATGTATTCTTATCAGTATTCTGGAATATTTTCAGTAAAGCTTTTATTAATGACTGCAACACCAATTACAACAGATCCTATGGAGTTAATAAAGTTAATTAATCTATGTAAACCACCGGATGAGCAGATGCCTTCTGATTTTGATTCTTTTTCTAAATCTTATTTGGACGATGATGGTAAATTTACTGATCGAGGTAGAGCTCAATACTTAGATGATATTTCTGGTTATGTTAGTTATTTAAATAGAGAAAAGGATGCCAGACAATTTGCCCAACCCATTATAGAACATATTCATGTCCCTATTAGTGATGATATAGATATGGCAAAGCGGTTTGATAAGAAGATAGTTCGTGATATCATGGAATCTGATTTGCCTGAATTAAAAAATAAATTGAAGGAAGAATCAAAACTAATGAGGGGAGAACTTGGAGATTTAGATATTAATAAATTTAAATTCTTAAAGGATGAAATTTGCGGTGATTTAGAAGGATCTTCATTAAAAACATGCGAAAGGGTGGTAAATCAAAATATTAAACTTATGGTAAAGGAGGCAAAAGTAGAAGCAGATAAAATTCGGGGTAAAATAAAAGAATTGAGAGAACTTATTAAGGATAAAAATGAAACAAAAAAAGTAGCACTAGCTGATATAACCGGAAACATAGAAGAATACGAAGATGATTATGAGCAATATAAGGGGACATTGTTGTATCAATTAAAAAATAAATGTGGAAAGAAAGTATCTAATTTAGCTAAACTTTCGGATATCATAAATCAACATCCGCATATTATAAATCTTGATGAAAAGATAAAGGATTATAATAATAGAATAACTGATTTATCTAAAGAAGTAAAGCAGTTATCGGAAAATTATAAGAAACGCAAGGAATATTTGAAAAATATGCTTAAAGAAGACTTGAATGAATTAGAACGTAGTTCGATAAAAACAGCTATTAAATGTAATCATAAAGAATATAGTAATTTAATTAAACTAAAGCAAAATAATGTTACTCTTACAAAACGAGATATTAATAAAAAAATAAAGGGAATTCAAAAAACGAGAAAGATGCATATTGGAAATATTCAAAAAACGATTAAAAAGAAAATAATAGAAGATGAACGTAAAAAAAGAGCATTAGATACAGAAGAAAGAAAAATTCGGAAAACTTTACGTAAACAACAAGGATATCAGGAAGAAATAAAACATGAATTATTAAATACTTTGGTCAAAAAATACAGATCAAAAATAATGGATAATTTAGTAGATATAGATGAAGAATCCCACGCAAAGGAAGTTGATAAGAATGAAAAAATAAGGTTTAAGGAACTAGAAAAACAGAGAAAATTAGCAAATAAAAAACGCGAAGCGGAAGAGAAAAAAGCAAATCGAGAAAAAGAAAAACAAACTAAAAAGGCGGAAAAAGCAAATGCCAGAAAAACGAAAAAAACAAAAGGGTGAATAAATTAATTAGTTATTCCTTGTGCGATTTCTTCTTGATTTTTTGAATTTTCGCCTTTTGGATTTTTTACCACCTTTACTCGGTAATCTTTTCTTTAATTCATCAATTTCTTTATTAATCTTATCTTTCTCTGCTGCTGATTTATTTATAAGATCTGCTTGTAATTCCGCAATCTTTTCTCTTACTGTCTTTTTTCTATATTTTATATTAGTAAAAATGTCTATATCCTTTGTGTAATATGTTTTTTTAAATTTTTCATGAATTTCTTTTATAGATTCATCGTCAAAATTTTTTTGAGACGCTTCATCTATATATTTATAAAAAGTATTTAGAAATTGATCGACTTCGTCTATACTATTAAATGGTAATTTGTTATTTAATTGAAATTGAAAATCTCCTATACGATAATATTTTCCATTTACGTCATAGTGTGGAAATAACATTGCTTTAATATATGTTGTAGAATCATTTGGGTGTGTTGAAGCCATACTATATTATACGGATAATTTATTTTTTATTAAAATAAATTTTTCGAAACCGAAAAACATATCTATCAGGAATACGCTTATTTTTAAAAAATTTGATTTTATCAAAGTAATTATTAAAAACTTTTTTTTCTGCCTTATTTGATAACATTGTTATAATAAAAAACAAGGCAAACATTCCGCACTCTGTAGTCCCCATTTGATGTTCCAAAGGACAGTTTTCATAATAATGCAATTTAATTGGATTACTCATTGCTAAACCTTGTTTAACTACCTTTTCTACAAAAGTATTAATTTCATTTGGAATTTCATTACCTGCACTGTCCATATAAAAAATGAATTTATCATCAATATCAATGTATAAAGATACCCAATGACTTCCGCTACTTGTATGTGGTGATATATTAAATACGATTCCAAATTTAGTTTTCCCGTTTTTTATATGTTTTTCTAAATCAAATGTACATAATTCATTTGATACACAATTTCCATTCATGTCTGATGGTCTAGTATCAAAATCAATGGGTGTAGGTGGAGGTGAATAAAATTTTGGATATTTTTCCATATATTGTTCGAGAACACTTAATATATCAAAATTAGATAACCATTCGTCAGGATTATCATTCCAATCATCTGGATGATCAGGTGCAAATATATATTTATCTAATTTGTTACGTAGAGATATATCATCAATTTCATTTAACCAACAATCCTCTTTACTACAAGTTTGCAAATTATGTTTTAATTCCTTCCATATTTTTATTGGATTGTTTGATTTTATAATTGTTTTTGGATTATGTTTATTATAATATTTTTTCAAGGTATGGAGAGTATTCGCAGTGAAACAACTACCCTTGATGGGTGTATTGTTTTCAACTACCGGGCTACAATTCATCGCCTTCATAGTTTTCCCACCATTTAATTTTTTTTTATTTCTTATTGTTTTGTTACTTTTTTTCATATAAATTATACATCGAAAAAATAATTTTAATAAAATACAAAATATACAAAAACCGTTTTTTAATTACTTTATTAACATTATTAGCATATTTGTATATATTATTTTTAATTTAGAAAATGTTTTAATTATATATAATGCCAACCAAAAATTGCTATTACAGATCTAATGATAGTTCTGATGAAGAGGATTTATCATGTGTGCACAAAAAGCGGTTTTGTTATAAAAAGGTATGCAGCAATTGTTCAAAAAAACAAGAATGCAGTTCAGACTCTGATTCTACGAGCGACACAGAATCTTCAAAATGCAGCAAACGTAGACAACATTATTGCTATAAAAAAAATGAAGCAAAATGTTGTAATCAAAAGTCGAAAAAAGAAAAATGCTCAAATAAAATAAGCAATGATATTGAATATTATACAAAAAAAGATTGCCAAAATGGGAAAATTGTATTAATAACTATTAATTAAGGTCTATCCGTGCATAAATATATTTATCCATAAATAGAGATTAATTTATTTATATATTATATAATTTTTATTATATATTATGAATACTATATCTAATGTAATAGGTGAAGGAACATATGGATGTGTACATAATCCAAGTTTAACATGCAATGATTCGCCTAATATATTTTATAATAAAAAAGTATCCAAAATTTTAAAAAAAAGGGATGCAAAGATTGAAGAAAAGGAATATTCAAAAATTAGTAAGGTTGATAAAAATAATGAATATTATTTAGGAATGCCGTATAATTGTGATGTTGATAAAAAAAATCAATTTAATATCGAATCGATAAAAAAATGTAAAATAGGAAGCGAAGTAATACGTAATATTAATGATTATTCATTACTTATAATGAATGATGGTGGTGAGAATTTACGAGATTACAGTGATACAATAATGAAGTGGGATAAATCAATAGAAACTACTGAAAAATGCGAGAAATTTTTATTAGAAGCATTGCGTTTATTTAAAGGTTTGAAAATATTTAATAAATTTGGTTTAATACATCATGATTTGAAACCACAGAATATTGTTTTTGATGAAACAACAAATCGTTTGAACTTTATTGATTTCGGTTTAATGGTATCAAAAAAAAAAATATTAAAATTGGCTAGAGAGAGCAATTATAATTTCGCTATATTTCATTGGTCGTTTCCATGGGAATTAGAATATATTAATAAACACAATTTTTATAGCATTGTAAATTCAATCGAAGAACAGGAGAAGAAAATAAATGTAATTAAAACCGAAATAATAAATAAAAATATAAAGAATTATTATTACGATAACATAAATAACTTCTTTTATTTCGCTATTAATAATAATAGCTTATCTGAATACAAGCAATCTTGCTCTGACTATGTTTATGGTTACGAACATACTATAAAACTAAACATGAAAGAGATGCAGTATGAAAAATTTTTAAATAGCAGTGTTAATAGTATTGATGTGTTTGGATTAGGAATATCTTTAAACTATTGGTTAAATAGAGCATTTAATTTTTTATCTCAATCATTACGTGATGAGTTGCGTGTATTATTTGATAGTATGATTGAACCGGAAATTAAATATAGGGCAACAATTAATGAATTAATAGAAGATTTTAAAGGCATTCTTATTAAAAACGGGCTTCTTGAAAAATATAATAAAGTAATAAGGGATAATATTGTTGTCGATAAAATAACTATTTCGACAAATCCTACTATGAAAATGCCTGAAAAGTTGTTTGAAAAACCCAAAATAGAGATTAAAAAAATGGATGAAACAACCCCAAAGTCATGTCCAAAGGGTAAAATAGACTTGCATAGTGGTTTATGTAGGATTAGTAAATTAAATAGTAAAGAATTGAAAAAATGTCCGGAAGGCAAAGAGCTTAACCCTCGAACAAAACGATGTGTTAAAAAATGTAAATCGGGTTATGTTAGAAATGAAAGATTTAAGTGCGTTAAAAATAAAACTAGTAAAATTAGATTATTAAATTAGTATTTTACAGCTGCGTTTATGCTGTTATATTATTTTGTTTGTATTATATTTAGTATAATAATTTAGTATATATAATATTTAATTATATATGCCAAAAAACGACCGCTGTAATTCAGATGATGAATCATGCATACATAAAAAATATTATGGATGCGATGAACAACGAAACTGTAAGGTAAAAAGTTGTAACCGTATTTCGAGACGCAATGATAAGAAAAATAATTGCATTGGTAGAGACGGTAAAGATGGTAAACATGGCCGTGATGGAGTAGATGGAAAAAATGGTGAAAACGGTAAGGATGGTAAATGTGGTCGTGATGGAAAAGAGGGTCGCGATGGAGAAGATGGAAAAGATGGTAAGGATGGAGAAGATGGTCGTGATGGTCGTGACGGAAAAGATGGTAAGGATGGAAAGGATGGTGAAAATGGTAAACCTGGAGAAGACGGACGTGACGGACGTAATGGAAAAGATGGCAAAGATGGTCGTGATGGCGAAGATGGTAAGGATGGACAAGATGGTTGTCCAGGAGAAGATGGAGAAGATGGTCAGGATGGACGTGATGGAAAAGATGGTAAGGATGGACAAGATGGTTGTCCCGGAGAAGATGGACAAGATGGACGTGATGGAAAAGATGGTTGTGATGGAAGAGATGGAAGACATGGTTGCGATGGTCCTACTGGACCTACTGGAGAACATGGAGATTGTGGTGAAAAAGGTTGTTCTGGTGAAACCGGACCTACTGGTCAAAAAGGCGATAAAGGTATACAAGGAGCTACTGGACCTACTGGTCAAAAAGGCGATACAGGCATACAAGGAGCAACTGGACCTACAGGACCTATTGGAAATAATGGTTCAACAGGACAGCAAGGTGAGAAAGGTGAGAAAGGTGAAACAGGTGAGAAAGGTGAGAAAGGTGAGAAAGGTTCAGATGGTTTACTCGGACCTACAGGTTTACAAGGAGTTATGGGTTTAGTTGGACCTACAGGTTTACAAGGAGTTATGGGTTTAGTTGGACCTACAGGTTTACAAGGAGTTATGGGTTTAGTTGGACCTACAGGTTTACAAGGACCTGTTGGACCATTAAATTTATCTAATTTTGCAGATTTTTATGGGTTGATGAGCGGAGTTCCTGGTGAAGTTAATGATAATCCAATTTCTATTAGTCCAGGCAGTTCAGTAAATTTTCCTAATCCTTTAATAAATCCTTATGGAACTATACAACGAGTTCTAGGTAGTTCATCAAAATTTACATTACCACCTGGAGGAGTTTATGAAATTACTTTTCAAGTAACTGTTCAGAATACGGGTGAATTAGTAGTGTTCTTAAACAACAGTGAACTATTAATGACAGTAGTTGGTAAATCAGGAAATGGTGAAATTATTGGAATAAGTATAATATCAACACCAGTTGGTGTTAGTTCCATATTAAGTATTAATAATGTTTCTACTGGTGATAATGGTGGACTAAAGATTGATGCAGCAACAGGTGCATTATCAAAACCTCTATCTTGTCATTTAATTATAAAACAACTAGCATAATTTATGTATCTTTAACCATAGGAATATAATTTATTGGATAATCAAAAATATTAGTCTTTTTTACAACCTTATTTTTACCCCAAAAAGATCTATTAATTATTTCATTTTCACATGATTCTTCTTCAGTATTGCTATCCATATTTCCAAAAAGAATATCTTCATCTTTTTCAATATTATCAGCATTTTCTATTTTTTTACATTCAATATGTTTTATAATTGTTCTCACATAATAATCAAAAGCATCATTTACTTCAGTAGTAACTTGATGGTTTGAATTATCTATAAAATCTTTTGTCATATTAATTATAGAATTTCTATACTTTTTTATTTTTTCCAAATGTTCTAAATGTTCTTTATGTTTTTTTGGATCGCTTTGTGATAAATAACGATTATATTGATTTTTATTCATTAATAGCTCTAATGTTACCTTATCTATAAATTTATTGGAAGTATAATTTTCACTATTTTCAGAATTATCTTCTTCTGCCATTTCTATATTATGTAATATAAAATAATATTGCATCATAATTTTAGGTTTTATCCAAAACTTTATTATATTGTTTTATCTATAATTTATGAATTAGTAATTTTTGGAAGAGGTTTCGACTCTTTAATTGGCCTGTTTGAAATTGTTTTCCCCACTACATTAGGCAAATTAACATTATTTTTTATTTTAGTTAATTTTAATGTTTTTCTACGAGGTGATCCTGAAGTTGCAGAGTGGTGTGATCCTGGCGATGCGGAAGTCCTTGACGCAGAATGGTGTGATCCTGGCGATGCGGAAGTCCTTGACGCAGAACGGTGTGATCCTGGCGATGCGGAAGTCCTTGACGCAGAACGGTGTGATCCTGGCGATACGGGAGTCCTTGACGCAGAACGGTGTGATCCGGTTGATACAGGAGTCCTTGATGCAGAACGGTGTGATCTGGGTGACGCTGAAGTTCTTGATGCAGAACGAGGTGATCTAGATGCTGAACGCGTAGATCTTAAAATTGGTTTATGTTTTTGAGTTAAAATCTTATTTCTTTGACGATGTTCTTTGGATCTTTCAATTCTTGGGTCAATTGGTTTTAATATTATTTTAGATTGGGTTTTTTTGGGACTAGAATCTCCTAAAGATGAAAAAAAATTTGCTATAACCTTTGCAGGATTACTTTTCTCAAAACCAGATCTATCACGAAATGTTTGGGATCTTTCAATATTAGAATTCATTATATAATTTATGTACAAATAAATCTTTATTTACGAATAAAAATATATAGAAAAAGAATGTTTTAATTTGACAAAGGTATAAAATATAATATGTCAGCATATGTTTCTGTAGATAATCAAAATCTTTTATGGAATGTTATAAGTAAAAATGAAATAGTAAATAATTATTTTTCTATTTATTCTAATTATCCTTATTTGAAAAATGAATGGTTTAAATCTATAATACAGATTTTTTACGAAGACAATCAAGGAAAACAATTAGATTCAAGCCAATTATTATTATTAAATAAGAGAACAATATCCTATATGATTAAAAATATTAAGGATAAATATTCAACTATTAATAAAAAACCTAATATACAATTATCTGAAAAAGATCTGTTAAAACCTTATTCAATAACAGAGAATAAGGTTGATAAAATAGGAGATCAATTTCAAATAAAGCAAGTAGAATATCAATCTTTATTTGATAAAAAAGTTCCTGATACGATTGATTTCGCCGAAAAACAAGACATACCTTTGTCAAATATGGATGATTTAATTAAACAGCATTTGAAAGAACGCGAAGATGAATTAAGAAAATATGCACCACCCCCACCAACGCAATCAGAATCTAATAAATTAAAAATAGATTCCAATTCAAATATAAATATTTTAATAGAGGAACTTACGGAACAAGAAAGTGATGATAATGAAAAAATAAAAAAGTCGGTTTCCTGGTCAGATAATACAAATGCGGAGAAAATCTCTAATCAACAGATAGAAATAGATTTATTAAAATTGCAAGTTAGAGAATTATTTGATAAACTTTCTATTTTAGAAAATAAATATAATATGTAATATATATATAATGCCAACGAGATCAATTTTAAAAAAAACTCCATCGGCTGAAAGAACATCTCCTAGAAGAACACAAAAACGAGTCAACATAAATACAGGAAATAATCAGAGAATAATAATTGAAAGAAATGATTCTAAAAAAAAAATTATGTTAAATAAGATGCGTTTAGCAGAAGAAGATAGAAATAGAAAGTTTTTGTATAACAAAAAAAAGGAATTTACATCTGCAAGAAAGATGGTACCTGCTTTAGCAGCAAGTGCAGCACGTTTAAGAAATTATAGAACTAGAACAGATTCAGCTGCCAGTATTGATTCTGATTCTGATTCTGATTCAGATTCTGATTCTGATTCTGAAACAATACAAGTTAAAAAAACCACCAATTTTAACAATAATAATTTAAAAAGCCTTTCTGCAAAATCTACAGAAAACCAACGTAGATCACCTCCTAGGACACAACCTAATAGAGCAACACGAAAAGGTATAATAACTGGATTTGTACAATCAGTGGTTGGTTTTTTTAAAAAAGGAGGAAAAACACGAAAAAACAAAAAAACAATATAAATATTATATTAGTATTACACCTTTTCTCATTTAAAACGCCCATTTTATATAGTTTTTTCGTTGAAATTATATAAAAATAATATATGGTTAT